AGAATCTTTTTTGCGCTTTTCTATTGCAAAAATGATTCTTTTGTGCTATAATTAAATCGCGGTAAGGAACACAAAATAAACGGAGGAACAAGCAATGACGAAGTTTTATGACGGCAAGAAGATCCTGAGCATCTCCATGATGGATGACCGGACGGGAATCGACTTTGAGAACGAGTTCTTTGAGATTGGTCAGCTCCCTTACAACATGGAGCTGGATGCGAACAAGGTGGATGATGTCGATTATCTGATCGACTACGCCGTTACTTACGCAAACGGCACCAATACCGATTTTGAGTACCAGTACGACGAGGACGGCAACCTGCTGGACGGATGCAGCGTGTCTTACACCGTCGAAGATATGTGACCGAAACAACAAAACCCCCGGTGTCCACAGTGGACACCGGGGCTTTGTCAAATATCCACCCTAATGCGCTTCTTCGAGAGGCCGGGAAGATTTGTTGATGTTATTATACCACAATTCGTGCAAAAAGAAAAGCGGCAGACCCGAAAGCCTGCCGCTTTTGAATTGCCTGAGCAGAAGCTCAAAGCTAATCCTATAACCATGATTAGTATATCACACATTCAGCATTTTTTCAATGCCTTTCAGCCGGTAGCTTATCGCCGTCCGGCTGTAATGCGTCTGTGCTGCAATGTCCGGCAGCGGGAGCCGCTCAACGTACCGCAGTAAGGCTATCTTACGGTCAACCCTCCCAAGCGGTGCAGTTTTGATGGCGGCGGTCATCCTCTGTCTGTCAAGTCCTCGCAGCGCAGCGGGCAGCACTACACGAGCCGCCGCCATGAGCACCGAGCCAGAAAGGCTGCGGCAGCTGTCCAGCGTTGCGCACCATATTGCCAATGACGGCAAAATGGTATGTTTTCGTGAGGTCACGAAAACGTCCACAGACCATTTTCGTGACGTGCCGAAATTGCTCTTGTGTGGCGTACATTTTGCCATCACCGGCAAAATGGTCGTATGTAGTGCTTGCCATGATATCCTCCTTACTGCTTTTGCAGGGCTGCTCTTGCCCGGTCAAAGAAAAACTGGATGACCGTGCCGATGGTCTCATCGGTGATGGCCCACGAGATAAGTCTTCCCCACTTGCTGGCACTGAGGGCGGCCCGCAGGGTCTTTGTCACCCACGCTTTGCGCTCTGCGCCGCGCTTCGTACCCTGAATTTTATGCTCGGCCCGCTCGATGAGGTCAAGCACCAGAGGCTTCACGGCTGCGCCGTAGCCCAGCCGAATGCAGCCCAGGGCGTAAAAGATAAAGCCGCCCAGCATGAGCACGAGGGCCACCGGTACGGGAATGACGCCCAAAATGTTATTGATTGTTGCCATGTATTACTCTCCTTTCTCTTTTTCGAGGTCTGCAATGCGGTGGTTTGCCACCTTCATCTGTTCTTCAAGCACCGGGATGCGCTGGGCAAAATTGTTGTGTGTCCGGACTTCCCGGGTCAGCTCTTCCAGCTTGGTTTCGGTCACAGCCTGCTGCTTGTCCAGCTTGGCGTCCATGCTCTGGGCGGTGCGGTTGTTGGAGACGATCACGCCGATCAGGCTCAGACCGCCGGTAATAATGGCTACGATGACTGCTTCGCTCATGCGCCCTCCCGGAGACGGGTCAGGCCCTTCTTTTCGATGATGCGGGGGTAGTTGAGGGTAGTGACGTTGAGGTCTACGTCGCCGAATATGCCCGGCACAGCGCCTTTACTGGTGTGCTGGTGGGAGTTGTACTTAAAGGTAACAGCAGGTGGCTTGCCCGTATAGTCGGCCAGCCAGACGTCCCACCGAGAGGACAGCCGAGCCATGTCCAGCTCGTACTTGTAACCGGTGTAGGTGTACAGTTGGGCGTAAAAACCCATCCGCTCCACCTGTTCCAGCGCGTAGGCGGCAAGGTTGGACAGGTCAAGCGTGGACAGCTGCTTGAGCTTGTTCTCCTCCACGTCTACGCAAACGGGGAGAGAAAACTCCTTGCCGTACACCGCCTGCCGCACAAGGGAAAGCTCTGCATCGGCCATTGCCTCACTGGTGGCGTAGGTGTAGTAGTAGACACCCACGTCCAGCCCAGCCGCTTTGGCGTTTTTGTAGTTGGCCTCAAAGGTGGGGTCGATGTACAGCCCGTCTTCCCGCTTGGAGAGTTTGCGGTTGGTGCTCACGGTCTTGAGCATTGCCCCCTTGTAGCCAGCCGCTTTGACCTTGCGCCAGCCGTCGAGGGTGATTTTGCCCTGATACCGGCTCACGTCGATGTAGCGGTAGGGTGGTGCGCCCTCCCAGCCGGCCACAGTGTCCACTGTGGACACTTTTTCAAGAGCGGAGGCGTCCGGCTCCTCTGCCTTGTCTCCGGCAGCGTGAGAGAGGGCTGCCAGAAGCTTGGAGATAAAATCAAAAAGTGTTTTCATTCCACGCATCCTTACTGCCCAATGGCTTCTTCGATTGCTTTCAGGTCGTCAGCGGTCAAGGCGGGGTAATCTGCCGCGATGTCCTCAAAGGTTTCGCCGTTGTTCAGCCGGATGCGGAATGCCCGCACCATGATGCGGAGCTTCAGGTTGTTTAGCGTCTTCATAATTTTAGCCTCCAATCAAATCGGCCATCATGAGTACGAGGTCATCGTTTGCAGCTTCAAGAGAGGTGAGCCGTTTTTCAGACTTGGCTTTAGCAGCTTCGTCCTCTGGAATTTCTCTCAAGATAAACTGCCACGTTCCGTCCGGGGTATCCGTTGGCTGCATGATTTGCACAAGCTCTGTATCGTGCAGGGTGTCTGGGTAAGCGCACCCGGTCATATCACCGTCGCTGGCGGCGATGTGGACTTCCGACAGCTTGCAGTTGAACATCTCTTCGGTGATCTCGGTTGCACTGTGGAACGTGTTGGCGCCGGGGTTCAGGGTCAAGCCCTCAATCAATTTCCCATTTGCAAGGGTGACTGTATAAGTTTTCATGACTATAAGGCTCCTTTCTATCAATCCTGCGGTACAGGCCCGCAGGATGTTCGATCAGCCGATCAGCCCGACGACGGGACGAACGCCACCGGCGCCCATGGCACCGCCGCAGTCCGCAGCGCCGTGTCTGCTGACATCCGCGAAACCGGCTGCCGAGACGACGTCTCGCAGCCAATACCAGTTCCTGTTACAGATCAGCCACGGGGCAAGGTGGAACAAAGGCAGCTGCGATTTGTCGATGGTGTAGTTACGGCAGGTGTCACTCGGGTCAGCGCCGTCCGGCATGGGGCTGAGCTGTCTGCCACCATAGACCATGTTCTCGTTCATCAGCTCCACCGTGCTGTCGTACCAGTCGGAGCCAGTGGGCTTTCCGTTGGTGACGGCATTCACCAGATACTGCCTATGGCTCAGGATGTGCGCGGAGCCAAACGCGCTGTTGATGGTGGTCTTTGCCTGCGTCAGACCGTTTTTGTACAGGTCAGAGCCAACGTAGCCGCCCTCGATCATGTCGGTCGGATTGAACTTGTAGGTGTACAGATTGTTCCGCGGCACAACAAGCAGATGGTTTGTGTTGCAGGCGGTGTCGCCGCAGAGCAACCAGTAGTTGAACGCGGCAATCAGATAGTCTACGCCGCCGATAGACCAGTAGTCTCCAAGGTACAAGTCTTTGAACGTGCCCGCCTTGATAGCTGCCCACTGCTCGCTCGTGACGCTGCCGCCCAGATTCTTGCCGCGGAACGTGGCGTTATGCGCGCCTGCGCCGTCGGGCACCATAATGCGGAGCATGGTGTCCTGCGACATATCCGGGTTTACGATGTTCAGATCAGACAGGACCTTTGCCAGCATTACGCGCTGGGTGCTGTTGCCCTGCAAGATAAGCTGGTCAGTTTTTGCTACCGTGCTTGCCTGCGGAAGGCTTGTAATGGGTACATTTGCCATAATTTGTCCTCCTTAAATACGTTTGTTTGCGGTTAGCGCGTTGCCGTCCGATGCGCACAGCACGTCGCCGGTGCTGGTGTACAGCCCAAAGGTCAGGTTGCCGGTCACGAGCATCAGCATGATGCTGTCAAGCGCGTCACCGGTGGCCTTTGCGTCTGCGGGTGCGTCGGCGATGCTCAGGGTCTTATCCGTATTGGCTTTAGCTCCGGCCTCTTGAGAATAGCGCAGGGCGTTGGCCTCCGAGATGGCGGCGTTCGTTTCGCTGGTCTTCGCCGCGCTTGCGGAGGACGCGGCAGAGGACGCACTGGAAGCGGCCGCTTTCTGGCTGGCGGCGGCGTTGGTCTCGCTGATTTTGGCGGCGGTCTGGGACGCTTTGGCCGCTGACGCGCTGGATGCTGCGGCACTCTGGCTTTCGGATGCCGCAGATGCGCTTTTGGCGGCAGCTGTAGCACTGCTTGCGGCGGCGGTCTGGCTGGACTTTGCTTCCGCCGCAGACTTGGACGCTGCGCTTGCGCTGGATGCTGCGTTTTTTTCACTTGTTGCGGCAGATGCAGCTTTCGTATCCGCTCGTTTTGCGGAGTTTTCGGAGTTCTGAGCGCTTGTAGCAGCAGCGGACTCAGAACGGGCTGACGCGTCTTGAGAAGCTTTTGCGTTCTCTGCGGCTTTCTCTGCGGCTTCTTTCGCAATGTCCGCACCAGCAACATCACTCAGAGTATTCAGAGTGGCGGCGTTCATCGGAGTCCCTTCAACGACTGGCTCATCGTTGCGGATGAGCTTCACGACTTCGGCCGTATTATCTGCATGGATAATTGTCCACCGATTCGGATACTTTGCTTGCCTGTCAACAAAGTGCATAATAGGGTTCACCTCCACATATCGGCTCTGAGCAATAAAGCAAGCGGTCTTTTGCCAGCATTTCGACATCGAGCAAAATTTGTTCCACCTGATTTATCACGGTAAAATGCAAATAGTCCAGCTTTTCGGGCGTGTTTGGGCTGGAATCAACACCGTTACATCTTGCACGAAGGATTTGGATGTTATCAATCCAACGTGCGGCATCCGCAGTAGTCAGATATCCATTTTCACCCCAGTCGGTTTTTACGGATACCGTTGCGTGAAGAACATCCGCGATTTCCTGAACGCCGCTTTCGATACGGTTGTAGTCGAGATAGCTCAGTGCGCCTTTCATGCCAGCGGCCCATTCAAGCTGTTCCCCTTCCGTCCATGTTCCGGCTTTTGCTTTTTCAGCAAGAGCCTTCACACGGTCAACATCCGATTGTGTCCGGTCGGTTATCCAGTTACTCAACGCACATCAGCTCCTTCCAAAAGGTATCCCTCCACCGTTCCATGGAAACAGCCAGAGTATTCATAGCTGAACCGAGTAGTCAGAAGAACAGAAGAGTATCCAAATTGATGATGAATCAGAACGTAGTCCAAGGCATCGAAGTGTGGGCTTGCACGATAGCTCAGAGAAGCTTTCTTTCGGTTGGACAAAATCTTGTAAGCTTCGGTCAACGCATTTTTGGGCTGAGAAAGGATGCTTTCAGATAACATCTCGTTACTGATCGTTTGCGTTGCACCTTCACCAGAAGGATTGCTTGGATAAGAATGCTCTTTGCTCTCAGAGCTGCTTCCAGACTTCACGTTTACAGTACAAGAAACATTTTTGAGCGGAGAAGAGAAGGCAATTTCAGGCCAGCTGAAATTGTTGATGATTCCAATTTCACCAGCAAGATTTGAAGATGCGGTGGAAATATCCGGAATGCGGTCAAGCACGATGACGCCTTCGCGTGTCTGATACATTGCCATGCCAGTAGCATTTGCAACCATCTGAAGAATATCCGAATCCTTGTAATCGCCCTTGCTCTGGCTTGTGATGTCCGTACTGTAATTTTTCAGTTCTTCCGAAATCCGGAATGTTGCAATGCTGTCGCTGAGAAGTTCCAGCGCATCGTATGCCATCTCATACAGTGTTCCGTACATACGGCCTGTGTAGTTGGAAACCATGAGATATGCAAACGCGTCACGCGCTGTAAAGCTTGCTTCGATGCTGTTTGCGGGAACGCTCCATTCCGACAAGAAGAACTTTCCACCGTCAATCCATTCGGTTGTGCCGTCAACATCCATTCCGTACTGAACAGAAATCTGTTGGCGTTCATACAGATACCGGTAAAGCCCTTCTGGGTTGATGGGGTTCCACTTCTGCTGGCTGTTATCGACTGTAAACGTAATGCTGTCGTTTGGTAACTGTCCACTGATCGGGTCGCGGGAAGACTCATGCGTGTACGAGAAAATGTCGTTCTTCTCGAACACAATGAACTGGCCGAGTTGGATTTTTTCCAAACGAGCGCGCCGGTTTGAAATACACCACGAGATGATTTCAAGAGATACTGAATCGTATCCGGAAATTTCCCACTCTACTTCAGACAGAACGGAATCGTTGTTCTGAACCGTTTTTGTTGAAACGACCGCTTTCCCGGAATAGGCTGTCAGTTTGAAGCTGGTTGCCCACTCATTACACGTCTGCGACCATGTGATCGTCACGCCCGGTATCTTGGCTGTGTGAAGTTTACTGAACGAAAGCGTGATTTTGGGGTGATAGCTGTCCGAAACACAAAACTCACTGACATAACCGGCTTCTTCCGGATAAATGAACAAATTGCAGAGAAGAACATCGTTATCGGATGTCGTCAAAGCATCATATTCAGGCGTTGTCAGCGTGTAAAGTGTACTTTCCGGAACATTCGCAAACGGGATTTGAAACGTTCCGTCAAGCGGAACAAAATTTAGCTCACCAGTAGCGTACTTTGTATAACCAAGGCTTTCGTTCTTTACAACGGACGAAACATCACTGAACGAGACCTCTCCGTTCGTGCTTGGAATTGCATCTTCCTGTAAGCCCGGTTCCGTAATTGCGTAGGTGATTTTTACGAATGTCTCCGGAACCAGTGTTTCGTTGAATTTGTCCAGCCATCTCTGAGAAGGTTGTACCATGCGTTACACCTCCACCAGAGAAAGAGAACAATCCGTCCAACCCATTACATTTCCGTTCTTCGGGCTCCTGCGCCACATACCAGCTGTTCGGTCGGAAACGTACATTTGTCGGGTGTCATATCCTGCCTTTGTCTGGTTATAAAAACGTACAGTGCAGTAAAAGTTTGTAGTAAACAAACTCAGGATAGTTGCCCACTGCTGTGCGGTTAAATAGTTCCATTTCAGAGCAACCTTTGCAACATCGTGCCGCACAACAGCGCCAACCACTTTACCTTTTACGTTTCGTCCGGAATCCACAATGGTGCTTGTCGTCCCGCTATAAGAGGACGGCTCCGGAAGTTCTGTTCCGTTCACCGTAACCAAAGCAGGAATGCTTGCCATAAGCCGTCACCTCCATTAATAACTATAGACTTCGTTGCCCATCAGCGACATTCCACGAGCGTTCTGATTTTTTTCGACAGAAGCCGTAAGCTGTCTGCCGTCCAGATAAATTTTGAGTTCTTTTCCTCCGGTCAGTTCGTCGCCGTACCGCTGAAAGATGTCAAGGAACGCGTTGTAAGTGCCATTGTAGACAGATTCACGCATTTCCTCTTCGTTGAAATCGACCGTTACGGTCGTGCTCCCACCGTAAGAGCCGGAGGACGTGCCGTTGTTTTTATCCCACTCTTTCGTACCTGGATAATCAGATGGATTGTAGTTTGGGTAATTGGGCGTATAGCTAGGATTGTAACTAGGATAGTTAGAACTCGAAGGTGTATAGCTAGGCGTCGTAAAATTATACTTTTCCTTTAGGCTATTTAGCGTTTCTTGTTGCTGGCGCATCAACTCTTCGTATTCGGAGTTGTAATCCCTGTTGCCGTCGTTCTTAAGCTTTTCTTGTTCCTCTGCCAGCTTTCTGGCCGCCTGGTTATCTCTACGCTTCTGAGCAATCTTGTCAGCAAAGTCATACAACGGATTGGAGAGCCTGCTCATCGAGCTCATTCCAAGACCTCGTCCGATTTTGCTGTTTGCGAGCTTATTATAAGCGTCGATGACAACATTGATAGCGCTGATAAAGCCTTGAATAGTAAACCCAAGCACTCGAAGGACGCCTTCAAAGACAAGCGACACGAAGTCTCCAAATCCGTTCCATGCTTTCTTCATGGAGTTCGCGGCATCGCCGTTTTTATTAACCATGTTCACCAATGCACCCACAAACATTCCGATAAGAGAAATGACAAGCATAATCGGGTTTGCGTCCATTGCGACGTTCAGCCCGGTTTGTGCAGTCGTTGCAGTTGCAAGAGAAGGGACAAACATTCCAATGAACCCAGAAGCAAGCTGAGACAGGTTGGTAAAAACTCCGCTCAAGGACGTGGACAGCTTCGAAAGCGCAGTCAGAGCAAATGTTTGAATCTGTTTTTTTTGCTCATCGTTCAGATTGTGATAGAAATATGCAGCAGACCATGTTGCAATTTTCTCAAGATTGCCGTTTTTAATTGCGGTGAATAACGTTTGGATACTGCCAATCGTATCCGTTTGAATCGCTTTGTTTACGTTGTTCCACTCGGAATCAAGGTTTGCCCAAAAGGTTGTCCCAAAGTAGGTAGCAGCAGAGCCAAATAGAGAAGCTGTAGATGGAACTTGCGTGTTCATACCTTCCGCAGTTTGTGCGGCGGCAGCCTGCCCCATCGCATTGAATGCGCCAGTGTCAAGTCCGAGACCTTTAGATGCGGCGTTGATAGCCTGCAAGCCCATTAGGTTCATGGCATCATTAACAATTTGCTGTCCAGTTTCAACGCCAATCGCAAGGCCTTGGTCAATGTAGATGCCAAACCGTTCAAACAGCTTGGAAGGGGAATTGATGTCCGTCTCAGTGGTGAACTTGTCAATGATGGCTTTTGCAAGATTTTCAGCCGCTCCAGTTGCGTTGCTGATTCCGCTCTGAATGCCTTTTACAAGGCCTTGCCAAACGTTTTTCCCGGCTTCATACAATTTTGATGGCAAAGAAGCGATTGCGTCTGCAACTGCGTTTACCATGTTTGCAGCAGCTTTTCCAGCTTCTGCTGCCCAATTTTCTACTCCATCCAAGAACCTCGTAAAAGATTCTCCGGCCGATTTGATATGGTCATCCAAATGAACAAACCAATCGATCACGCTTCCGATGTCAGAAATCAAATCCGCTAAACCAAGAAGCGCATTAGCGATGAAGCCTTGATTCATTGAAACGTCGAGACGCTCAGCCTCAGTTGGGCCTTTGCTAACCCAACGAACAAATGTCTCAATATCTGCAATCAAGTCAGCTAATCCAAGAAGAGCATTCGGGAACAAAGTTTTGTTCATTGTGACATCCAAACGCTCAGATTCGCTGATTCCGTCTTTAATCCAACGAATAAAATCAGAAATGCTATCCGCGATTTGAGCAAACCCATCAACAAAGAAGGATGCCATGTTTCCAGCATCAATTCCAAGCTGCTGAAAAGTGCTATGCCAATCGGATTTTAAGTCAAAAGACTCTTTTTCACTTTCGCTACCTAATCCGCGAATCGCCACAGAAATGGCTTCAAATCCGATAACAGCAAGACCGGCTACAGGATGACCGCTAATAATCAACCCAATTCCAACTAAAGTTAGAGCCAAATCTCCTAAGTCCAAGTCGAGCTTTTTAACAACTTGTCGAATGGTTTCGAAAGCATTAAAAGCATTTTCTTTCCATTCTTCGGGAAGTAGGTCAAGAATCTGTTGAGCAAGTGTTTTAATAGATTCTTTCAAATGCTCGATGGACTGACCGAGTTTTCCTTCTGTAAGAGAAAGATCCCATCCCTGAGAAAAACCAAGTGCGGCAAGTTCGATAAGGTCTATGATTCTTTGTAGTCCGATTCTGAATTTCTCGCTGTTCTGATACAAGTCTACAAAACGCCATACAATTAGTGCTACAGTACCAGCAATTACAGCAAGTTCAGGGTTGACAAGTCCTAATTTCTTTCGTAATTCTCCAACAACCTGCCCCAATTTGTAAGCTAACCCGTGGACATTGTTTAACTGGTTGAAAAGAAAATCAGCAATTTTCCAAGCGGCAAATCCAGATGCAACACCTGCAATGATTGGAAGAAGTTTTTTTATTTTTTCCTTGATTTCATCAATAGATGTGCCAACATAGTTCTTGAACATATCGTAGCCGGACAGGTCTACGTCACCCAAGATGTTGCCAGCAGATGCGCCGCTGCCAGAGCCGGAGCTTCCCTGTGTGGGGTCAATGATGTTCAGTTCATCAAAGCCCATCGTGTAGTCCTTGAGGGCTTTGGCGGCTTTCTTTGTCGAATCGGTTGTTTCGTCCATTGCGTCACCGATGCCGCCAACGCTATCAGCGCTCTTGGTGAAATCAGTAAACACGACCTTCACACCCATCAGCTTTGCCACCCACTCAACGAACTCTCGAATGAGCTGCACGGCGGCAATCAGCGGGGGAAGAATGGATTTCAGGGCAGGGTAGAGCAGAGAACCGACAGACTTTGCCAGCATATCCAACTGCGCTTTCAGAATCTTAATCTGGTTGGCAGGGCTTTGGATGGTCTGCGCAAGATTGCCCTGCACATTGGCAGTCTGCTTCATAATGGCAATGTAACGCAGAACTGCTTTATCTACCTGGGACAGGCTAGAGACTTGCTTGTTAAAGCCCAAGGCAAGAAGTTCCTGCTGTAACCGTTCCTGAGTTAGATCAATGCCCAAACGGCGAATAGGCTCAATCTCGCCAGAGATAGCAGAGGACATTGCGGTAAAGGTTTCGGCAACATCCTTGTTCCAATAAGAACCCTCATCATAGGCAAGCTGGGTCAGGTTCTTAGACAGAATGTATGCTTTGTCGCTGGCCAAACCGAACGAAGTACCCAAACTCTGGATGGTAGCCATGTAGGTCATCGCTTTGGTCGGGTCAACGCCAAGCAATCCCTGCATCTTGCTAATAAGCGTATCGGCTTCACCGCTCAGATTGCCCATAGCATTATGAAACAGGTCTGTTGCTTCGTAAAAGTCATTAAACTTTGCAACAGCGTTGCCAAGATATTCAGCAATAGCTTTCAACGAAACCAGCTTTGCCATGTTCCGCATAAAGCCGTTCATCTGATTGGACAGACTGAGATAGCTCTTACGCTGCTTTTCGTTGGCTGCGGTCACGCGGTTTGCCTGTGTGACCACTTTGCTCAACTGCGGAGGGAGCGTTGCAAAAGCATTGCCCACCTTGTCGAGCTGAGATGCAAGGGGAATAAGGGCGGCGGAAATCTTCTGGCAAGAACTTGCAAAAGAATCAAGGTCAGTCGCTTTCAGCTTGTCGGTTAGGTCAGGAACCTTCCCAATCGCATTGAAAGCGCTGCCAAGAGCTTTAAGGTTCGATGCGTCCAGAATGGACAGAGGAGCCAAAGCATTAGTGAGCTGAGTGATGCTTCCTGACATGGAGTAGAAATCCACACCGTTCAAGCCGGAGACTGCCGCAGGAATCTTCTTGATTGCATTCACGACCGTGTTGATGCTCTTTGCGCTTGCGGTCGTGTTGACGTTGGAAAGCCCGTTCAAGAAGTTATTGATTTTATCCAGCCCGGACATTCCAGCGGATGCCTGTTTCAGCGTTGCAATAGAACTAGCCAGCTTATCAAGGCTGTTCACAACCTTCGTGACGTTGCCCTTTGTACGCAAATTAGAAATGGCGGTAGCGAGCTTGTCGATATTAAGCTCCGCACCGCTGGATTCCGCAGAGATTTCTACGGATAAGCTTGTAATATCAACATCAGCCATCACTACCACCATCACTTTCCATCATAGAGAACATCATTCTCTTGATTCGCTCCTGCGCCTCAACTGCGCGTTGGTATTCATACTCGTCTTTATCCTTTTGAGTAAGGGGAATCGGTCTATCCATGTACTTGATGGGGCTAGACCCTTTCTTTCGGAACATATTGCCAACCGTAGAGGAAAGTGCAGATGCCATGTAAAAGCCGTTTCTCCACGCTTCTGCATTGGCTCTGCGTTCTCGCAGCTCCTCTGCATCACGGTATACCTTAGCCAGCCAGACATCACCGTGCCAGAACTGTTCGTAGGTCATGCCGATGGAAATGTAATAGGCTTCTACATCGTGAAACAGCTTGGAAAAGGAAGGCTGTTCTTTCTCTCCCTCCGTTTCCCCTTGAGGTCGTGTTACACGACCTCCCACGTTGCGTTTTTTGCGGTCTTGTCCTCGGTGTCAGTTGCCAGAAGAGACTTAGAAGCGTCCATGAACATCTCAAGCAGCGCAGCCATCAGCTCTTCCTTCTCGTCGATGTGGGCAAACATTTCGTCCACGACTTTACGCTTGATGCCACGATTCCGGGCAATGAACGCACCGTAGAACAGGGCGCGGGAGTTGGACAGCAGGTTGGTCATCTGGGTATACTGACCAATCTGAAAGCCTGCGCGTTCGGTGGCTTCCACGCTGTCACGGGTGAAAGTCAGCTCGTAAGTGTTCTTGCCATCGGGGGAATGAAAATTGATAACTTTTGCAGCCATAATAAATGCTCTCCTTTATAAATAGGGGCAGAACTAAATCCGATGTTCAGTTCTGCCCGGTTTGATTGATTCGATTAAGATGTATTAGGAAACGTCAAGGGAAACCGTTTCAGCCCATTTGGGTTTACTCAGGAAAATAATGTTGATGGGGAACTCCAACGGTTCGTCAACGCCTGCGCCGGACATACCGCACTGGTGCATACCATCCCAAGTAAACCCAGAGCCATCAGAGAACTTCAGAGCATAATGATGCGTGGCGTTAAGTTCTCCATCCGAATCCTTATATCCACGCTCAATAACGGCACCATAATCCGTCTTGTTATAGAACGCAGTGAAAGCCTTAAGGTCAGACTGGTTGATGCCGAAAATCTGTTTCTGCATAGGGTCAGAAAGGGTAGTGACGTCCAAAAGGTTCGGGTCGGAAATCAGGTCAGGAAAATCCTTGATGTCGCACAACTTGGTCATAGTGCCGGAAGTTCCTTCATAAAGAGTAATTCCGTAGCTGGAAATTCCAGTTGCCATAGAATGTTTACCTCCTTAGTTTCGGTAAATCATTCCGTCCTCTCCGATTGTTGCCCCATAGCTGCAATCAATCCGATAGACGGAATTGTTGTACAGCCCATTCAACGGGGCAAACGATTTTCGATAGAAATTGAGTGGTTCCAATACAGAATCCACAATGCTCACAATGGAGCGGGCTTCTGCAATGCGTCCGCTGGTTTTGTTGGAGTAGACACGCACACGCATGGAAACGGCAGCATACTTGCTTCGGCTGGCAGAATCCAAATGAACCGGGAGGTTGCTGTTTTCCTCTATCTGCACACATGGAAACTTTTTGACGTTGCTGTCATTGATTTCACCGGTGACAAAGATGCCGGGGACTTGTTTTCGCAGTTCCGTGGCAACAGCCGTGAAGATGGAATTGAAATAATCAATCAACTATTCCAGACCTCCCTCCACGTTGCTTCTACCTGAGAAGCCATTTCTTCAACAGCCCCCCACATAGCCATGGCCGCATCGTTGCCGCTGGTGTAATTCAACTGACCTTTGCCGGGAACGGTATCTACATAGGTTCCGGCATTGCCGGGGTCGCCGTAGTAGTACCAGCGCTTATGCTTGCCATTTTCCTTACCGTATGTGCCATGCTCACCAATGTTGTCAGGCAAAGGGAGCGGGCCGACCGTTCCGGCAGCGCCCCATCCCTGATGCGTAACGCCGGTGCCAAATTCGATGTGAGCAACCGCCTTGCCTTCTGCAACGATGGTACAGGTGTTTCCGTTCTGCTCAACACGGCAAGAGACATCGTTACTGCCAGCATATTGAGCATTAGCAAAGCGAACTTTTGCCACGTCAAGCCCTTTGTCAGCCAACGCCTTTGCGAACTCCTGTGCCTTTTTGTTCAGGGTGGTCTTGTGCTCCTGTATCTGACGTTCCGCATCACGAAGTCCGGCATCACTCAACCTCACTTTAATTTTCACTTGCAGCCACCTCTTTCAGCGCATACAACGTGTCCGTGATATGCTCTGCGACTTTGACCACAATGTAGTTGAAGGGCTTTGAAACGTCCGTCTGAAACCAGACGTGCGTACCCTCATAAAGTGGAGTGTTATGCTTTCTGCTGGACGAACTGACCACATAGCTGTAATCCGTAAACGCTCCAAAAGGGCTTGCTTCCGCAGAACCGGTAGGCGGGCTGACGTTCAACATCAGCTTTGCAGGGTCACTCCACGTCTGCGATGTTTCGCCGGTTTCGTTTCCCCATTCGTCCACAACAGGCGTTTTCTCGCCAACAGGGTTTGAATACCAAAGTGGGCGCTTGTCCAGCGGGCTTCCATTGAACATCAGCCGATAACACCTACTCTCGGAACCACATCATTCAACAGGGACTGTGCCACATCGGAGCTTTCCCACACACGAGTAATGCCGTTGTTGGTATAGCTCGTCTGCCCGTTTGCGCCGATGTGGTTGTACAGTTCCGCTGCAATGCGTATCTGCAACGACTGATACTGCAAGGGCAGCTCGTCCGGTCTGTTGCCGAAGGGATAGCCCTGTGCAAATATCTTGTCTTTGGCGAAATCAAGTAGCAGGTCGAAGAGTGGGTAGTCCTCGTCCGTGATTTCACGGTCAAGTGCAGGGGCAATGTACTGCCCCAGCTTGACTGCCGCTTCGGAATACTGGTCTCCCATGCTGCTTTTCTCCTTTCGCCTTAGTAAGCCTTGATGCAGTACACAGCGTCCATCTTCTGGAAGGACGGCAGGACAATTTCGGATGCAATGATGTTTGTGTTGACGGGGTGAGGTTCCTTGATAGTGGTGACTGCAACGCCGTTGTTTACGATAGAAACAGAAGCGTTCGTCATGCCCGCACGGAGGTCTGCCTCTTCGGGAGTAGTGCCATACCACATCTCGCCGACCTTACCATCAGGAACCAGAACAACATAGCCATCCGGGATATATTTAACGGAATCGCCACCGCCTTCAGGCTGATACATTTTGTCGAACAAATGAATCTTAATGTCGGTAGTCTGCTCGATCAGAGCTCGTGCTTCACTCTGGGTAAGCACGGCAATAGACTTTGCCGTAACCGTCATGAAACGGTTTTTCACCTCGTCAGAAGCAATCATCTTATTCAGAGTGTTGGTGTTCATGTAGGCGCGAGTGATGGTTTCGCCAACATTTGCAGCAATCGCATCTTTCGCAGTGGCGAAATCGGTAAGGGGAGTCGAAGTGGTAACGTCCCACTTCGCCTTGCCGGTAAGAGCCTTGTAATTCTTTGCCTGCCAAGTACCATCCGGGTCGTAATCGTAGATGTAGTTCACGCCGTTCGCTTTGATGGTAATGCCGGGCTTGCCGTTCTCCGGGCAAAGCAGTTGCCATGCCATACGTTCAGGAACAATTCGAGCACCAGTAATCAGCTCTGCGGCATCATCGAAAATTCGGCTGATGATTTCCTCTGCAAAAGTGCTCTTGCTGTTCTGAATCTCCATCAGCATCTGGCGGTCTTTCTCGTCAATGTGGAAACCCTCACGGAAGAACGGCATCTCGGTTTCAGACATCTTAAAGCCCTTGCGCTCGCGGAAGGTCGCCTTCGTGTCAAATGCACTCGGCATCAGGGAGATGCCAACGCCCTTGTGACCGCGAATCCACTTCAGCTCCAGACCAGATTTCTTGCGCGGAGGAAACAGGGCATCAGAGCCGAATGCTTGCGCGTTGGTAACATCGTTCGTCCAATACTCAGCAAGTGCATCGGAAGTGAAATATTTCTGAAAATCCATGTTTTTTACCTCCGTTAAGCATTAGTGCCGATGTTGTCACGGAAAAAGACTGCGGGAACAGCCTTATGCAGAGCGGCAACGTCATCAGCAGTAAAGGAAAAGCCAGAACTTGCCTTTGCCTTTTTCTGGTCAACAACGCCCTGAATAAGCAGCGCGCCGTTTGGGTTGACGGAAGGGTCAACAGTGTGCAGCAGAATGCCAATGGCATCGGTGACTGCCGCATCGGAAGCCCCGGTAGTGGTAGAAGCCTTCTTGCCGGTCTTTGCCATAGGATAGCCAGCCTTTACCACACCGGCTTCGGTTACGGTAAAGGGAATAGCAACGTAGGTATCAGCAGCCAAAATAATGCTTTCAGGAGCCGATACCGGAGTAGTGATATACTTCATGTTTTCCTCCTTAATGGAAAGCGTTCAGTGCGTCACTCGATGCCTTATTTTCGGCATTCTTTCTTGCTGCAAGGCTCTTAGCAAACGCCACGCCCTCACTGTCAGAGCCGCCCTTGCCATCCGCACCCGGGGGCGTGGGCATATCCTTCAGCAGAGAAGCTTTGTATGCGGTGTCGTGGGCGGTCATAAACTCCGACTGGAACTTAAACACCTTGTCCATGTCACCTTCAGCAAGAGCAGATGCAGCCTTGCCAGCCAGTTCAGCATCATAACCCTGTGCAACGAACTTCTCACGGTAAGATGCAAGGGTCTTTTCCTTGACGAGGTTTTCCTTGTCGGCAGTCAAGGCTTCAATCTGCTTCTGCATCTCTGCCAGCTTATCGGCCTGTTCCTGTGCGGCATTCTCGTCATCGGTACGCTTTGCTTTGAGCTGCTTCTTGTACTCGGCGGCTTCGCCGTTGGCTTTCGTCACGGCGTTGCGCAGCTTTTCAACCTCTGCGTTAGGGTCTGCAACCTTTTCCAGCGCAGAAATGATTTCATCGGCGGTCATGCCCTCTTTGTAGGCATCACCAAGCAACACACTGAGTTTCATATCGTTAATTTCCTCCTGCGTTTTTTTACCGTTGCTTCCCTGCAACGCTGCGAAATTTGTATCCCGGCTTCCCTGCCGGAATATGCAAAGGCGAAAACCTTTACTTCCATTCATCAACGATTTCCCAATCGTCACATGCCATATTTTCCATGGTGTACAAAATATCTTCTGAATCAACAAGATTTACAATCTTGCCATCGTAACAGTGCATTTCGACATAAGGCTTTTTAGAGTCTTTAGTCCCCAAGCACCAATAACCAGTCCAATGATGACGCTTGATTTTACGACCTCGTTTAAGAGAAAACAAAGCACTTGCAAAATTCATTTTTCCCCTCCGTTCTTTTCGTCGGCCTGTTCGTTCATCATTTTGTTAGCGTCAACAATATGGTCTACAGGCTGTTCCTGCGGCTTCGGCGCTTTTCCATCCTCGCCCAGCTTGCCAGCGGCAATCAGGAAGGGCTTACTCATTTCGTAAGCAGCCTGCGGGTCGGGGAACAGACCAGGCGTTGTGAACGCCAACTGCGGGTCAATGCTTTGGCTGAGCATCTGTGCAAAAATCTGAACCTTGCTCTGCTGGTTATCGTACTGACGGCGCGGCAGTTTGATGTTGATGTCACTTGCCATCAACTTAGAACCAGCCGTATCACGCAGGATTTTCAGCATCACAGACAGGCTTTGGCGTTCAGCGTACTTGAACATATTCTCGTACTGCTGTGCCCTTGCTTCTGTGTGATTCCAGCCGTTGCGGACGATAACTGCACCCACGTTGTCGGACGTTGCATTCTCGCTGCCAGTGGCACTTGGCATGGCAGTCAGACTGCGGTACACGTTCAACATGGAGTCAAGCAGGGTTTGACTCTGCTGCTGGTCAAGCTCATTCGCAATCTGCGAAACGGAAGCAGGCAGACCAGGAGTGGATTTCAGGCACATTGCGCCAAGCTCTTTTACTTTGTCAAGAGCACCCTTGTCCACAAGGCAATTGGTAAACACCATGATGGACTGGATGAACTGCGCCACACCGTCCAGCCGGTTGCTTTCAAGGTCGTTGATGGCATCCAACACAGGGATAGCGGGTTCAAACAGACCCATACGCTCCGGGTTGAGCTTATATTCGACCATAGGCAACATTCCCAGAGAGTGATTCTCAGACTTTGTGACCTTGCCGTTGTCGATTTCAAAGTACTGGTTTGGCGTGTACACGCAAATCAGGTCGTTCAAGTCGTTCTGATAATTGCGTGGAATGTGCAGCACGTTGGCAATCGGCTTGTGACCGATGCCGGAGTTGTAAATCACATACGCCATGTCCGGGTCTGGAACGTCCACCAGCAGGGGCGTTTCGTCCGGGTAGTTGCCACCATACCCCTTGTCAGGAAGAACGATGCGGTATCCCTGCCCGCACTCCAACATCCACTGCCAGAGCCGCCGATCAAGCGCATCCTTTCCCTCATACTGCAAGGCGTTGGACAGGCGAGCGATTTCCTCACCGTCACCAGTTGCCGTTTCAGACCGCACATAAGAGCAAGGAGTGCCACTCATGTAACCTGTGTAGAAGCCCACGCATTCATTGGCATGGTTCTCTACAATGCGGTTGGTGATTTCAGCGTGGTATTCCTTCGTGCGTTCGAGGACAGGCTGGCTACCCAAGTAGTAGTTGTGCAGAAAGCGGATCTCGTTCTTGTTCAGCAGATGAATAGGATCTGCCTTGCCCGTGACCACTTTTAGCACGTTTGCCCGATTGATTTCCGTCTCCGGCGTTTCAATCGGTCTGCGCCCGGTCAGCGGCTCATTCAAAAAGCCGCCAACAACCATCTGATACTCAGCCATGTGTTCCTCCTTCCTGGCAAAATAAAAAAGCGCAGCAAGAAAAACCTGTTAAGGTCTATCTCACTGCGCCAAAACTGCGCTTCAAAAGCTATTTACTTTTCGGGTGGATGGATGATTTTCACCCATCCTTCCCTTGTGTCTCCTTCGATAACGCCCTTGCATCTGTCGCACTTGAAATGGTATCGTCCGTCCACTTCGCCAAGATAGCGGTTGCAGCGGACGTTCTTATAGATGGGGTTCTGCCGGATACAAGGGCAACAGATTCTAACTAGCATGAGCGCTCCTTTCGTTGGATTTCTGGAAACAGGCTGTTGAGCACAGACCTGTCAGAAGCTACTGGGAAACTATTCGCACTTCCAGCCGTGCTATTCTTCGCCCGAAGAAAACCATTGCAGCCGTTTCATTCTGCTGTCGGACAGACGTAAAACGGGAAGCTGCAATTTTGGTGCTGCATAATGGATTTGAACCAATGTAGGTCCGGTTATGAGCCGGATGCTCTAGCCATACTGAGCTAATGCAACATAAAAGCCTGGCTTAGCAAGCCGTTGCTCTTTGCAATGTGAAAAATCTTAAAAGCATTGCATCGAGAGCCAGGAATAACGGCAGAGGTATTATCAGGAGAATATGTCCACGCAAAGCAAGAGAATCGTTGTGCTGCGTAGCGGGTTTGAACCGCTTCGTGTCAGTTGGGGGAGTACAAACAACGTTTCGTCCACTCGAAAACGCAACATATAATCCCCGCGACAGAGAAAGGCAGCTGTCGCGGGTAAATGAGAAAGGAGTGTAATGCAACAAACTGACGAGTAAAAATGACTAAAACCACGTCAATGCAATACATTAGAGGAAGCTACAAATCTTCCTGTTTATATTTTAAGTCAAAATGCAACCCAAAATCAAATTTTTGTTTCCAAGCACCGCTATATATGATACTTTTATCAAAAAGGCCTCTTGACAGGCTCAATTTTACTGATTCCGTTATATAATTCATCGGCAAGCTGTGCCAGACTGTCCGGTGCATCATCGTGCGGAACTTTGCCAAGCTGCGTGAACATCGTCACCTGTTCCATGAACGCTTTGTACTCTTTCGACTGGTGTTTTTCATCAAGGAAATAGAACCGTTTGATATCCGGCGCATACTGGATGATTCTGGACAGCTTGCTTTGTCCGCTCGGCGCACGCTGGCTGCGGACAGAACAGTGGTATCCCTGCTGCCGGAGCTGGCTGTCTACCACATCGCAATATTCGTCACCGCCGTTGTTGGCTTCGCCACGCACCACGTTGATTTTATGCTGGATGATTTTGCCAACGACTTCCGGTCTGGTCACGGTCTTGTCGCCGTTATTGAACACAAGATCAGGGATGAACACGGCATCGCCGTACACATAAGCAATAGGGCAGGCGGTAAAGTCACCGCCACCCCATGCAATATCCATGACCATGAGCTTGCGATCGGGCTCACCATCAGGCAGAACGCCATTAAAATATCGCAGTTCATCGGCAGGGAAGAGCAGACCTTCACGCTCAACAGGTTGGTTCATGTACAAAGCTTTCCAACTCATTTCATCCATGACTTCGCGTTGCTTGCGGAGCGTTTCTGTGCTATATCCCACACCGTAGTCATAATCGAAGTTGGATTCGTCTTTTTCGTTCATTGCTGGCATAACAATAAACCTGTTCCTGTCGGAATCGCCGTAGTTTTGCTCTAATCGTCCGATAACATCATGGACAGACCAGCGTGTAGCAATATGCAGTTCTTTGCACTTATTACCGATTTTTCGCTGTCTAAGGTCGGTTGTGTACGTTTCCCACAGCTTATCAAGGCGGGGTTTGGAAAGTGCCACTTCGATACCTGACACAAGGTCATCGCAGTAGAGAAGCGTAGATGCACGGTACAGACCAGCATTACCAGTGCCAATAGACGTAAATTCTAGCGTTTCAAAGCGCTTTCTCTTGCCCAAGTCGATGCGGCAGTCCTTCGCATTTGTGTTCGACACAGTAACGTCCGGGAAAACATCATTCCACAGGTATTCTCCGTCTTTGTCGAATATACGCAAGCACTCGTCATAAACGCCACGCACAAAGCTGTTCGAGTGAGAGCCTGTAAGCATCGGTTCGTCAGGGTTTCTTCCTGCAAGCCATGTCAGATAGAAAATAGCTAGAGCCGTCTTACCACAGCCGGGGGGCATCGAGATTGCCAGCAAGTCCAATCTGTCATCCGCAAGGTCTTGCAGGGCGTTCGCAACGGTTCTCAACACCTTTCTTCTCGGCTGATAGAACTTCTTCTCCGGCGCACGGTTCCATTCAAGGTAGATGCAATAGCTGTCAAACACATCCTTTGCTTCAAACAGGTACGTCCGGCTGATAATGTCATAGACCTTCGCCACGTCCTCGCCTGTTTTCATCTTGCCCATCATGGCTGCACAGACAGAGCGCAGCTCACCAGAGTATTTGTAGGCATCGAACCGCTTGTCTTGCGGCAGAGCATCTCTCAGGTTCACGACCGCCTGAAACCAGTCCTCATATACCTGTGCTTCGGTCGGATTCTGCTTTGCATATGCTTTGATGCTGTCGATGATGGTAATGCACTGCTTTGGCTGCATAAAAAAATAGGCACCCCCTACCTGAAAATGTAAAGAGTGCCTACAACTGCACAAAAATCAAATATTCGGTTTTATTCTAGGTTGCGAAAAACGTCAACTGAAAATATCACAGAACGCACCTCGCAACCACAACTACAATGAAGAACCCGGTAAGCAATCCAACGACTGCCCCCGCAAGCCAGTCATACGAGTTTCTGTTGTTCCACTTATCCATAGGCTCTTACTCCTTTCACCTGTTCTGTTCAGCAATCCGATACCATGTCTGGCGGGTCACATAAATCCGTGTTCCTTTGCGTAAGCTGTAATATGTGGGAAAATATCTAGCGGTGCGTTGCTATCAACTAACTTCTTTACGGTTTCTTCCATACCGATCTCAAGAATGTATTCTGTAACAGTAGCTGTCACGTTGTCCATGAAATTATTGATTGCCTCCGATTTACAATAACTATTCGCCATATTCATTCTTCTTTGGTGTTGTGTTCCCCCAAAAGAAATGATATAATACTCATGTACTATCATCCTGTTGAGGGATTGGTGGTCTTTTGTTTGTAGCAGCGGCTTGTGGTGAGCCGCCGCTTTTTTATTTTTAGTTTTCCTTGTTTATTAGAAGAAAGAATGGTATACTATGGTTGCACCATTCTTTTTCCTGTTTTGATGAAGTTGGTGTACTCTTAGCGGTGGCTTGTGGTTGGGCTGCCGCTATTTTTATTTGCGTATCTTTCGACACGCTCATACCAAGTGGATTTCCCGATGCCAAGTTGCTTGCAGCACTCTTTTACGGTAATTTTGCCTTTTTGCTGTTGCTCTAATAGGCTTTCAAACTGCTGCTCGTCAATTTGCTTTTCCTGTCTGCCAAAGCTACGGCCTGTTCTGGCCGACACTCTCTTGCCATCAACAATAGGCATGGCAGCTATACCCTCTGCCTGACGTTGCTTAGTTTTCTTGCGTTCCTGTTCAGCTACTGCGCCCAAAACCTCAATAAGGATGTTGTTCACCATTTCCAGCACCCATGTCTGGTCTTGGAAGTCAATCAGCGTAGTTGGAATGTCAAGAATGCGAACAATCACGCCTTTTTCTTTGAACCACTGAAGTTCTCGCTTCATCTCGTCTTTGTCACGCCCGAATCGGTCAAATTCCTTAACGATGACTTCATCCCCAGCCTTGACAGTCTCTTTCAATCGTTTATATTGCGGGCGATCAAAGCTGCTGCCTGTCATTTTATCACAAAATACATTCTCGTCCGGGATGTCGAACCGATCTCGTGCGATTTTAAGCTGTCTTGCAAGGCTTTGCTCCTTACTAGACACTCTAGCTAAGAAGTAACGCATTTTTTTCACCCATCACTTGATGTCAAACCCATTTTCGACTTTTGTCTCACGAGGAACTACCATAATCTTGTATCCCATAACCCTTAGTGTTTCATCCAGCTTGTTGACACTAATGTTTTTGTGCCTTAGACGTTCATTCAAGGTTTTAAGCGGAATGTCAAGCATATCACTTAACTTCGCTTGGTTCAATTCCTTCAATTTCAAAATTTCCTTTATCGCTTCACTTGCCGTCATTTTTCTTCGCCATCCTTTCTTGATTCTATTATATCAAGATATTTCTGGATGTCAAGATATTTCTGGACTTTCTTTGCTTGCGCTTATATTATATATAAATATACTCTAGTATGTATTTATACATACTAGAGTAGTATAAGGGTGTTTACTTAGTTAATCACAATCAGGTAGAAAATTTTCTATAATAAGGAGTAATTCTGCCGAACTTCATTTCCGTAAAACTTTGGGTCTTGATAAGCATATTTTCACGCTTTATACTTGTTCCAGCGAAAGCGAGGTGATAGGCTTGGCAAGACGAGCAGGAACCTCAGAACGTGATAAGCTGCGCATGATAAGCACCCGGCTCACTGAGAACCAGATCGCAAGCATGGAGAGCAGCGCAAAGGCATTGGGCATCTCAAAGGTCGATGTTATCCGCATGGGTATTGAGTGGGTAGCATCATACGTTGAGAACATCAAAGCATAAAAAAATAAGCTACCAGCGCCACCGTCCAAAGTTACGCTGATAGCTTATCCACATCACGAAACGAGAACCTGCAACCACCAAGGGGTCAGTCTCCCTTTTCGGAATCTATTATACCAAAAAGGGCTGCTCTCCGCAAGAGTTAGGAGAAAAAACATGAACTTTCCCACGACAACCGAAGAATTTCTGAAAACCTTTGCCCACGGCAAAGAGCCGACCAGCGAGGACATGGAGTACGCAGAAGCACTGGGCAAGCTGTCCGAGCTGAATTACCGGGCAGGGTACGAAGCGGGAGTAGCCAAAAATAAGGGCTTAGTTTTGTGCAAGTCTACAAATTTTGACATCAACGCTATCGAGTGCTATATGTAGCACTTCTTTTCTTGACTTAACACAAAATAAGGTTATACTAACATCACCAGCAAATGAAAGGAGGTAAATAAACATGAGTAGTCCTTACGCCGAGCGGTTCAAGCGAACACTGACGATCAGTATGACTGACAAGCAGTTTGAGCATTTGCAAGCGTACTGCATCAAGAAGCGCGTATCGTTGTCCTTTGCGCTTCGAGATGCGTTCTTTACGCTGCATCCCATCCCGGAGACCGATGAAAACGAAAAATGATACGTCCGCTAAAGTTTGCCGACCGCAGCGAACGTATCATCAAAACCACTGGAACAAGCTGTTCCAGCTTTATTATAGCAGGAATTGGCTTGTTCCGCAAGAACCATAGGAGTTTTTATGGAACAAAAGGTTAAATATGCTATCAATCTTATCAGCGAAAACGGACAGGTTGTCGTGTCTAGTCGTGAAGTAGCAGAACACTTCGGTAAAGAGCACAAAACGGTTTTGCGTTCAATCGAAGAACTGGCGGCACAAAATTGTGCCACCAAATCCATGTTCTACGAAACCACGTTTGAAAATCGTGGTAAGCAGTACCCGATGTACTTAATGAACCGAGATGGATTTAGTTTGCTCACGTTTGGATTTACTGGCAAGGAAGCCCTTGAATGGAAGCTCAAGTACATTGACGCTTTCAATCAGATGGAACAGAAGCTTACCAACCCGGAACCTGAATCTACGGAAATGCTGTTGAGCCGCGCTCTGATCGCCGCTAACAGTGTTATCGACACGGAGCGCAAGAAAGTAAAGGCTCTGGAAGTGGAAAACGCCAAGATGAAGCCTGATTCTGACTACGCAAAGGCTATGCTGCTTTCCGATGAAAGCCTGACTACCACGCAGATTGCCATGAACTACGGCATGAGTGCACGAAAGCTGAACCAGATTCTTAGAGGGCTTGGCATCCAACATACTGTGAACAAACAGTGGATTCCTTACCAGAAGTATCTTGGCAACGGATACGTTGTCGGGCATCCGATCGAGCTGCCGAACGGCAAGACGAAAGAAGTCACCCGCTGGACGAGAGCTGGTCAGAAGTTCATTTACAGCAAGCTCAAAGAAGCGGGCTATCTTCCTGTTGGCGAGCAGATTAGAATGGAGACGTGCTGATGGACTATTTGAAGGAAGTGTTTCGGCTGCAAGCTGAAAACAAGGAACATCAGGAGAACTTAAAGAAGTGGTTTGAAGCTCTCGGTCTCGCTCTGTCTATTCTGATGCCGGAAAAGGACAATCTTACAGACGAGGAAAAGAAAGAACGTGACAATATTTATTTTGCCGTTGAATCATGCGTAAAAGGATTCTGTACTAGCAGCCATGCCATCGGCTACAATGATTGTATGCTTGAAATGGCAAAGCACGGAGCAGCACACGAACCGATTATTTATCCAGAACAGTAAATAACACATAAGAAAAGCCAGTGGTTAGAGAACATCTAGCCGCTGGCTTTTTGTGTTACATTTGAATTGCTACGACTTCCCACGAAGAATAATTGGAAAGCCCGGAATAGGGGTGAATCTCAAAGTTTTTCGTTTCGCCCGGTTGGATGTCCAAGACATAATCAATATCTCCGCACACAGGGACTTCTTCTCCGTTCTCATTCTTCATCTTATACAGAACGATGACCTTTGCGCTTGTCTTGTACGCACTGTTGTTAGTCACTTTTCCGGTGAATCTTGTCTCATAGCCACTACCTCGCTTTGAAGTATTGGTAACAGCCAATTCACCTGCTCTTAAAACTTCTTTTCCTGCACTCGGCTGATAATTATAGTCCTGTGCTGAAACAGACATTTCGATACCGGCAGGGATAGTACCGTCATACTCGTATGTAAAGTACCCAGCATACCAATAAGAATCATTTTCCGCAACCCAGTCCAAATATTCATCGTCTGTTTTAATTACGGAGCCATCCTCTGCAACGACTGCAATTTCAATATGTGGAAACCAGGCCGCAAGATTTTTGTTTGTATTCTCGATTTCAAGAGCATAAGAAATATAAATCGTGCTACCATCACGCCACGCATAAGACCCATGATTCTTAATGCCCAACGGTTCATACTGCGTTGCATTGGTCTGTTCAAGTTCAATAAGGCCAGACCATTCATCAGGCTTTTTTGCAGCAATTGCACTGATAGGCATGGTAAAAATCAAAGCGGCAACAAGAATTGCTGAAGCAAACTTCTTCATCTTTACGTTCACTCCTTATTCGTCCACAAGGTCTGCGTACTTGACTTCGATGCGGGGCAGTTCATCGGTAGTGCTGGTCAATGCTCTGGTGATTTTTTCAAGCCCGGTGAACTCACCATAGACGGTGATAATATCATCGTCCAGAATCTTCACAGCATCGCCGCCACGCTTATCCAGCATATAATACTCGTCATCAGCATAGAAGCCATATCCGCTGTTGTCCGTGTAGGTTCTCCATGCCTTCTCGCTGCCGGAGAAGTTTGCGTCAATAATCTGCGAGACCTTTACCTTGACAACAATCTTAGTTCCTTCATACTTTTCAGGATAGCGGCACAGTTCCTTATAGTCCACAGTCTGGCACTCTGCCTTGTAATCGTCCTCGCTGATTTCTGGAACAACGGATGCAACGGAAGAAGCGGTGGATGCACTTGCCTTAGATGTTGATTTACTGCTGCTTGCAGAGCCGTCAGAACTACTACCAGAGCCACCAATGGCAGACAGGACAATCAGAACAATGATTGCGATGAACCACCAGCGCTTGTAGATGGGCGGTTTGTTCTTGCCGCCACACTGAGGACAGACCTTTGCACTTGCGGCAATTTCTGCTCCACAGTGCTTGCACGTTGTCATTTTACTTTTAGCCATTGTAGATTCCTCCTTTATTCAACTGGTGTTAGCAAGACTTCCGCACTAATCGAAAGTTCGATATGGTAGCCGTCTTTAACGGTAACATTCTGCTTTTCGCCAGCTTTTTCAAATTTCAGCACATCACTCACATCGTCAGAATTTGCATCAGACACCACAAATACTGTAGCTTCTTTGTTTCGATTCTCAACTTGGTATGTGTCAGCCGGAACCATGTACCAGATATATTTATAACCACTTTTGTTCGTTTCTTCTTTTCCATAATCGCCAAGAACTTCATCAACTAAAACAATAGAGTCATTCTCTTCTACGGCTTCTTCCGAAGTAACAGACGGATTTTTAGATTCTATCTTTACAGATGACGCAACGGATGATGTTGGTTTTTCGCTTTCAGAGCTAACCGCAGTATCTGTTTTGTTACGAGGGCTTACCAAATCCATAATAAAAGCCAATACGAACATTACCATAAGGATTTTGAACCACAGCCGCTTATAAGCTGGCTTTGGTGGTGTATTCTCTCCACCACACTGCGGACAGGTTTTAGCGGTAACGGCTATCCTTGCGCCGCAGTGTTTACACTTTACGAGTTTTGCCATTTTACAATGCCCCTTTCTTACGGTCAAGTATAGCACAGATTAGACCAGGAAAGGGGGCCTTTTTGCTGTTTTTAATTTTTTGACGCTTTGCACAGAACAAGGCCTTTATTTTTGTGGGTCTTTTTTATTTTTTTCGGTGGTGACGGAACTCACCTACCCCACCCCCGGCGTTCCCTGTATACCCCGCCGGTGCACCCCCTGCCCACTCCAGCGCACCCGAAGCGACGGCACACGACAGGCAGCAGGGCAGGCCGTGCCAGATGCAAGGCAGACCACGCCACGCACCGACACACACGCCCAGACGCTGGACACGCTGCACCGATCTACACTCGATACCAGACAGGCCACGCGGGGCGATCAGGACGGCGGCGGGGGCTGGACTGCCTGCTCAGTGCGTCCGGCAAAGTGTACAATTTCGGACGCTTTATTTTATCCATATTTATATGGATATATTTTGCTGAAAGCATTGACAATCCATATATATATGGATATAATATAATCAGTCCAGATAAATATGGACTACAACCACAATACACCAAAACAGGAGGACAAAAACCATGAAAAGAACCTCTAGTATGACCTATCACGAAACAGACGAGAGCAGAGAGCTTGAGCTGTACACCACCAACAACGGCGGCTTGTACCGCCAAATGATAACGCCCATTATTAACAACCTGCGCAAAAAGTACCAGCGCGGAACCTATGACGCAGACAAGGCCGTTGACCTCTGGTATAACGTAGCTACTGAGGGGGCAAAGCTGTACAATAAAGAGTTTGGCAGCGACAGCCGGTGGAGCCGCTTATTTAACGTCCAATGCCGCTATACTGTGGCGGTCAACCTTGAGAGCTACTATAAAGAGGAGGTAGAGTACAATGCTTGATGCAACTCAAATTTATGCCCTCTGGTACGTGGGCGGCATGATTTCCGGGGCGTTGGTTATGCTGGCATGGCTTAATAACTGAGGTGGGCGCAATGAAACTTGTTATAAATTATAACCAATACAAACTCCTTGATTTACTCGTTTACCGCGCTTCCCTTTTGTCCGACACATTAAAATATGAGCCAGACAACAAAAGTCAACTGTCTACTGATAAACGACTATTTACGATTGCCGTAAAAAAGGTTGACAGTGCAAAAATCCCGGAGCAAGTAAAAAATCTTGTGATTTCTATTGGCAATAACTGGGCAAAATATACATCCGACGCTTTTGATTTTTTACTTCGTGACGCAGGTGTTTTAATCGAAGGCAGCACACATTTTAAGGAGGGCTAAAAAATGACGTTGTTTGAAGAAAAGGTGAACGAGTACAGGGAAAACAAGCGGCTTTTAGAAGAGCTCGAAGCAATGAACGAAGCAATCAAGGCAGATATTATTTGCATGATGCAGGGCGCGCCGGAAATGGCTCAGGGTACGGCAAAAGCTATCTATAAAGACGTTCAGAGCGTCCGGTTAGATAGCAAGCTTCTGAAGACGCTGCACCCGGATGTTTACGCCGAGTGCAGCAGCAAAACCACCTACAAGCGTTTCAGCGTGGTATAAAGGGGGTGCAAGCTGTGATTTTATCCGCAATTTTGTTCTTTTTTTGGTTTTTCCAGGCACTGTTTAAGGCGTCCAAATAAGGACGCCGGAACACACTTATATAATATGGAGGGTTACACAATGACTAACACTAATAAGGGATATGACATCAATACAGGGCTGTACAGCTCCCGCTACTATGCTCGCAAGGCCGCAACCGGCGCGGAGGTTGTCGTTAAGATCTGCGGCGGTTATACCATTATGACGGCAGCAGATTATAACATTTGGCGCAATCAGCGCTAACAATTTTGCCCCAGCCCAAAAGGGCAAAAATATTTCTTGCAAGTCCTGTTAATGGGGCTTGCGATATGATATACTATAAAAAAGGGCAAAAGCCCAGAAAAGAGGGAAAAATCATGTTAAAAGACGTTTCTAGCAGCGCAGCCGCCCTGTATGATGGAGGATGGAGAAGCGCAGACGCTGACCAACTCCGCACAGAATACGACTTGACAGAAGAGGAAGCGCAAGAGCTTTGCGCCGCCCTTGCAGATCTTGAAGAAAAAAATAAATAATTCCTACCCCGCCCACGCTGGCGGGGCTTTTCTTTTGCCTTGCATCTGCTGAGGGTGCAGGGCTTTTCTTTTTGGCCTGCAACGTATCAGCCACGCGCAAGCGTTTACAGCGGCCTTTCTGCCGTCCATGCAATTCGCCAAAACCGTTTACAGGGCTTTACAGGGGTATTTCCATTGATTTGCCCCATTCCAGCACACACAATACAGCAGCCGCACAAACCGCCTATACACCGCCAGCGCAGCACCGGAGGGCATACCGTCAAACGTAGTACCTGCACCAATATCAGATACCACCGACGCGCCGAACGCCATACAGACCAGCACAACCGCCCTATTATAATAAGTTATATAAGGGTGCGGCTATGCGCCCTGTTATGGATCTATGCCCGGCGGTGCAGCATAGCGCAGACCATGCCAGCCCGGCGGCGGTCTGCTCCTATCATGTGCGGATTGCTGGCAAGTGTTGACACACTGTCAGCAGTACAGACCCGGCGCACCTACTGAGGGGGTCAACGTCTCCACCTGTACAGGGTCAGCCCGGCGGCTTGCGATCTGGCACCTGGTCAGCCCGGCACACTCCACCCGGCGGAGCAGTCCAGCAGCGAGCGGCCGGAATAGTCGTAACAGCTTCTGAAATAGTCGTGGAATAGTCGTAAAGTCGTCAGACGACTACTGCTTGAAAGCCCTATATATAGTATAGTAACGGCTGCTCGCTGATAGTCGCAGAGCAATAGTCGTAATATTTTCTTGCGAATTATCGACAAATAGTCGTGTATTTTTTGTGTGAAATAGTCGTTTGCCTTTTAGGAAAATGGAGATGCGATAGTCGCTAAGTCATCAGACCGCATAAAATTCATAATCCATTGCATATATTCACTTATTTATTCACTCGCTAGCCATACCAAATTCGTATACCAACCGTACTTATTGTAATATACGCTTATATATCCTAGTAACTATCTAGGGATTATTCTGCTAGAATAGTCGTATCATCTAATTCGGTCCGTTCCTGCTCGATTTAATTCCCAGCAATGTGCTATGATATTTCAACTAATCCATACTACTTTGCTATGAATAATTATGCCTGATAGTCGCAGTCAAGCTATGCAACATTTGTGCATATCCAACCGACTACAAAATGAAGTCAATTCTCCATGTGAAATAGTCGTGGAGGGTGGCAGGTCAGATGCCGTTGCCCTTTATAGGCTAGATGCCGTTACCGTTGGAGGTCACCCGGTCGGCGCGGTGCGCCGGACGATAGAGGGTGACGTAACGTAGAGGTCAGATTGACGGTATGCCTTTATCCAGCTAATAGAACCTGACGGCAGATGCTGGTAACGGTCTGCTCTGCTGGCTAACGGCGTAGCTTTGGAGATAGAGGGTTGTAGGGGGAAAGAACCTTTGCAAAGCATCCGGTTGTCGTTTCCGGTTGTCGCACCATTTTGGCGTGGGGGCCTCAAACAATTTATTTGTTTGAGGGGGGAGTTAGGGGGATTATAGGGGGTAATAGGGGTTGTAGGGGAAAGAGGGGGAAGAAAGGGGGGAAGATTGGATGCGGACGCATCATGTGCATTCATTTGCATGCAAACGCATCACGCTGATAGTCGTAGCCATATCAGCTCAAACTCCGCTCGATCGAGACGGCTCCTACTCAAATCCAGACCTTGCCGTTTTCCCATGATAAATAACAAGAGAAAAAAGCACGGAATAGTCGCAGAGGGTAGTTTTACCACCTGATACCATTCCATGCTTTCTGATACAGTAGTTTTGTAGTCATACAAGCTAAGATTAGATATTCTTGGCTTTTCTTGCCTTACGCAGACGCTCTGCCAGTGTTTCACGCTGCTCTTCGCTGATCTCACGAGTGACAGGCGACCGGAACTTCACAAGACGTTTCGGCATCGAATAGGTCTTGGATTCCTTGCACCGCTTGGCAGACAGCTCCGCCATAAACTTGTACGTATCGGGGAACTGCTCACAGAGCTTGTCCAGCTTGCGAATGTAAACCGGGTCTGCCGTGTAGATTTCTGCGGTATCTTCCGCTGCGTTGAAGTTGATGATAGTCTCACGTTCGATGTTGGTGATTGCCATAGTTGTTTTTCTCCTATATTTTGTGTAGTGAAAAATATTTATAGGGTTCAGGCGGTAACTTTATCGCCCTGACCCTGTTATCTGTTTTTCTTGCCTATTCTACTGTGACGATACGAGCGCAGAAGCGATGTTACATCCACACGCATTCTTTGAACTGCTGGGTTTCCATCTGGAACGTGATGTCTAGTGACCCTACGTTGCCCTCTTTGTTCTTCTCAAGCGCAAAGTGATAATGCGGCTCCGGTCTCTTTTTCGTGGTCACGTTCTGCGCCAGCAGGATGATTGCATCTGCGTCCTGCTCGATCTGTCCGCTCTCTCTCAGGTCTGCGGCAGTCGGTGGAATGCTTGTTCTTGCTGTCTCTCGATTAAGCTGCGCAAGAGCTATCACCAGCGTTCCTGTGGACTGTGCGAACTCGTGTAGCGCCATGCTGATTTCTGTGACGGCACTGTATCGGTCTTTCGCTCCGGCTTGATGGATAAGCTGCAAATAGTCTATGAACACCACTTTTGCCTGCATCCTGATAGACTGCGTTCTAATCCACCCAACGCTCTTACCAGCGGCAGAACGGACGAATAGCGGATATTTCTTGATGGCTGCCAGCCGGTCAAGCTCGTCAATGCTGACGGTTTTGTTTTTGACCGTGTGTAGCGGTACGCCTAGCTGGTTTGCGATGATACGAGCATAGAGGGTATCAGGGTCTGTCTCTAGGCTGAAATACGCCACCTTGCGTCCGTTCTTGGCTATTTCACAGGCAAGTTGCAGGGATAGAGCAGTCTTACCGGCAGACGGTCTGCCGCCGATCACAACGAAGTTACCCGGAACAAGATGCAAGTTGTTGTCCAGCACTTTAAGCCCTGTGCTGATATACTCCGGCTTATCATCCAGTCTGCGGATGTAGCCGTCTATACCATCGCACATCGGAATAAAATTACTTCTCTCGTTGTGCAGGTTAATAGCTTCGCCTAACTGCTCATAAATGCCCGTCAGGTCTGCGTATCTGGTCGAGCCATCAACAATTTTGAACGCAATCTCTCTGGCTCTGGACAACGCTGCCTGTTCCTTGACGATTCCAGCCCATCTAAGCATCATATCATGGGTGACGTTTCGGATGAACTCTGCACCAAAGGCATCTAGGCATTCACCCATTGCTTTCTTGCAGTTATCGTACCGCCCCATGACTTCTACCGGGTTCCACTTGTCGTTGTGTTCCCAATAGCCACGAATGGCAGCGAATGTATCATGCAGTTCAGGGCAGAAATCGTCAATTTTAAGATCTTGTAGCACATCGGCATACTCAGAAAACGTGAGGACTGCTCCCAGAAGGATGTATTGGGTTTGATTTTCAATATTCACCGCAGAAAGTCTCCCTCGTCAGGCAATTCAGCCATTGTGTGCTGATAGCCACCGTTCCAGTCCTTCACGTTACGCATCCAGTTCCGTGCAGCAGCTTTCCAGTCTTTCATAGGCGACTTGCCGACTTTCCAGCCATTCGCCGTGAAATGGTCAACGAACCGCTCTGCTTCTGATTCTGTGTAACCCTTGTCCGCAAAGTATTCTTTGGCTTGCTCGATAGTCGGTGCCTTGAAGCGTTTGACTTCGTTGGTATTTTTCTTTTCACATTTTTCTTTTTTATCAGATTCAGATACAGAATCAGATACAGATAAGGCATCGTTTGCATCCATTTGCATATTTTGCATACCAGTGTATGCGTTTGCATCATTTGTATGCGTTTGTATGCACTTGCATTTTTCATCGTTCCAACGCTTATTTGCACTCCGTCTGTTTTTCTCAATTCGCTCCTGTCTTTTCTGCACGTTCATATCATCGAACGCCTTAACGACTTTCCAAAGCATCCGCATAGCACGGTCGTTGTCGTATGCTGGCTCAAGTCCAGTCTCAACGTAGTGTGCGTAGTTGCGGACGAACGCTCCAAATTCCTCGTCCGTCAATTCGTCCATCGCATGAACGTGTTCCAACAGAAGAATCATTGATGTTCTAGGCTTGTGTTCCTGCTCCATACTCAATCCTCTTTGTAACGGCTGTTCCACCGGCTGATGATTTCTTGTCGTCCGTCTTTTTCGTCATACGGTGACAAAACGCCATCTTCACCAAAGCTATAGTAAGCGCTATTGCTCATTGATGCATTATGACACTTTTCACACAGAATCATCCATGTTGTGTGGTATCTTCTCTTTGAATCCACTTGATGCAATCCATCGTGATACAGCGTCGGAATAGACCCGCAGAACGGGCATCTCTTAAGTTCTTCCATCTTTAATCCTCCTTAAAATATGGGCACTCAGCGTCAGATTCACGTAGCCAACCTTCGCCCGGAATGTTTACTATCTCATAATACTGCCGTGCAACGTAGATTGTTTTCTGCCCATCTTCAGCGATCAGACCGACAATCAGATAGTTGCCAGCAGCCGTAAAGAACCAAGGGTTGCTCTTGTAAGTCTCGCCCTTCATCCAGTTCTTCATTTTGTTTACGGCTTTTTCAATGTCCTTATCGGGGCAGTCCGGGTTGTCGTATGCAAAGAAATCCTCAGGAAATTTAAGCTTTTTCACTTTCTAAATCCCTCTCTCGTTCTTATAATTCGTTTGCAACATTCATGTAGCTTTGCGCCTTTACGGTATACAGGTCGATTGTGCTTCTTTTTAATGTAACCGCACTGCGTTTCGGACCGTCTGATAGCATTTGCAAGCTGTTCAAGTGATGCAGCGCATCGGTTCATTGCTTCTGTTAACGCTTCAAATCCATCCATATTTAGTCCTCCGTAGGCGGTATTGGCATATACGCCCAATATTCAATTTTTGAGTGATGTAAACAATATCCGTTATCGTTCATCCAATCAAATTCTGGCATTCCATGCCGAAGGTCTTTTACAAGTCCTCCGCATGACACAGCCCTGTCTATCTTCCTTTTGAAAAAAATCAAAATACAGCCCAGACAGTAAAATCCTTCCGGATGAAAAGTAGCCATTTCCATTGTCAAACAGTGGCGGGTATCCTTCTTTTTTAAGAGAATGCCAAACAATTTTGCTCTCCATACCCATCACCTCACACCATCGGAAACGCCATCCAATGCGTCACCGTCACATCTTTCGGCAGTCTCTCGCCTATCTCGTCCCAGAACTGACCGTCTGCATAACAGCCAAGAAAGTACGCTGTTGGCGAGATTCCTTGCAATATTTTCCATCTTTATCCCGCCACGTTGTCTTAGTCGCAAGCAACAAAGGCTGCGTCCGCTCTCGCGGCGGTTCGCTTGCTGGATGCCAGAGTGTGTTAGCCATTTTTATACCCCGCAGTAGCAAGAACGACTACATATCCAATTAAGAAAATAGCAACATTGATAACCGCACAAGCAACAACCTTGATAACAGTGCTATCAATATATTCATCCAAAGTGTTCCAAAGGATATATCGTTCAAACAGATAAATGGGAGATACAAACAATATACCCACCATCGTTGTCAAAACGATACCTAAAGCGACTTCATATATCGGCATTGACTTTTCTCCCCTCAATCTCCGTCCCACACGCCGTCAGGACGCATCTTTGCAAATGCCAACAGTCCGTACAGCGCACGTTTTGCATTGCCCTCTGTGGCGTTCCAGTAGTCGCTATCGTCTACATCGTCACCTAGTGCGGAGATGGCCTTTTCCAGCATCGGAATGCTTTCTGCGCCTGTTTTGCCGTAGATGGAGCGGATGCCGCCCTCACCAAACACTTCTGGCCGATAATAGAAGTGACCGTAATTATAGGTGACGTTGAGCCATAGTTCTTTTGTACCTCCCATAGCGCGCATACCACCTGCGATAAAATGCGTACTATCTGCTTTGAGCGGTTTATGCGTTACAGGGTCGCACAGTGAAATATCATAGCTCATTTTTTTCATCCTTTCGCCAGCCATACAGCTAAAAGACCACCGCCAAAGACAGTCGCGTTAATAGCTGCCACTATCATTGCATGAATAATTGTTGAACGTTCTGGATGCTTCCACGACCATCCAAGCGAAATGTCATCGGTCATATCCCAAAGAAACATTTCAAAAATCGTGACAAAGGCTCCAACCAAGAATGTTATGAGCGACCCCAAAACAAATATGGCGAATGTTTCTTTAGCTGTCATTTTCTCTTTTCTCCCATTCCTTGCATCCACGTTCATCCCACACGAAGTCTGCAACGCGTTCTGACTGGTCGTTCACACACACGCCCTCCGGCTCTGCGTACCATTTGCAAGAGCCACAGGACTGCTCAGATTTGTTTTTGCAGGATTCTGCCATACATCGGATAGCCTTGCCAGCGGAAAACTGCTTGATGCCCATGCAAGAGCAATGTTCTGTGGTGCAGTAAAAGTTCATTTGTACTTCACCCATCCTATTTGTTCGCAAACGCCAACAGTAACGGGGTCACATCTATGTACGATCATTTCCATTGTTACTTTTGCGCATTTTGCTGCATTGTTTTCGTTTGTGCTTGAAAACAACCCACGAACCGTTTCATACTGCAAGTTCTTTAATTCATTGGCCGAAAATACAGAACCGCATTGCTTGCATCTGTATATCCCACAAAATCTCATTTCCTCTGCCCTCTCTTTCCCCTGTTGAACCGTCCAATCACTCGCTTGTACTCCGCATAGCAATCCGGACACAGGTCGCCTGTGTCCCTGCGCCACGCCCAGTCTTTGAAGTATTCGTCAGGGTTCATCATTCTGCCGCTCAGAACCGCTCCGCAGCGGTCGCACACTCGCTTGTGGTAGATTCCTCTGTCAGTTTGCATCGTCTGTCACCTCTTTGTACTCCACATCAATCCCCTTCGGCAAAGCCGTCTGGTACTTCTGGGCGAGCTGTTCTGCGCTCTGAGCATCACCCAACGGCTGTTCAGGCGGCGCAACGGTAACTTCCACGTTGTCACGCATACCAAAGTAGTTCTTGGCTCGGAAAATCCACTCTGCCGGGTTCTCTTGACCGTACATACCGTTGTACGCCCACATGGACTGCATTTGCAGAATCAGCTTGAGGATGTATTTCTGCTGCAAGCTATCGTCACGGCGCTTCCCTGCCATAATCTGCTTCAGGCTCACCCATTCGATGCCCAGAACTAGTGCAATCCATTCCACAACAGGGGAGATTCTAGCTTCGATGCAAGCGTCAAAAAAGAAGTCAAGGCGTTGCTGCACTTCAATGGGGTTGTTCATGTCCACGCTCGGAAGGTCGCCAAAATACTTTGCCGCAATCATGCCGACAACTTTCTTATCCTCTTCATCACCAATTCTCGACTGCAAATCGCCTGTGTTCAGCATCTTAGACCTCGTGATTGCTAACTCCTGTTGTTCTTTCACCTTTTTACTCACCTGTGAGCGGATAGATTTCCGCTTGTTAAGCATCTGTTGCTTCTTCTTCTCACGCTCTTTCTCGCGTTTCGCAGCGGCTTGCTCTTTCGCCTTTTGCGCTCGCTTCTCACGCTTTTTCTTTTCAGCTTCGGTCAGCGGCGGTCTGCCACGACCACGCTTCGGGGGTGTTGCCAAGAGTTTTCACCTCTTCATTTTCGTTTCGATTTTATCTAGCATGGTTGCAATCCACCAGATAGAGCAGCAACCGTCCAGCTGCCGCCACCAAGCGCACTCTTCTTTCTCACAGATGCACCGACCAAGCGGATTGCTGGTCATCTTCATCGGACAGTAAAGTTCGTTATCCATTAGTTACTTCCTTTCTTCGCAAATGGATTGTACTCACTGGGGTCGGCTTTATTTGCCCACTCAACCCACTTAACAACCTTTTCACGAAGTTCATCATCAAGTAAAAATGGCTCACGAATCAAAATAATCTTTGGATTTTTCTTCATGATTTCTGCATTAGTCTTGATTTCGTCATAATCAATCGATCCATAAAACATTTTGCTACGAACCTTGTCACCACGACTTGAGATATGACGAGTGAATGATTCCTCACGAAACCTGAATTTCTCGGTCAAATGTGGATTAAGTTTCAAATCATACTCCTGAATATATCCAACCTTCATGATGCGTTACCTCCCCATCATAACAGCCGTACAAACGGCCAGACATACGTTGATAAACAGCCAGACGAGCATTGCCTGCCGCTCTTCAAACAGGTTGTTTGCCATGTTCTTGATTGTCCGTTCGGACTGAACTACCACCGCCAGCAAGACTAAGCAGACCAGCCAGCGAGTTACAAATTCAAACATTTCAGAATGCCTCCCAACTGTTAATAATCAGTTTCTTCCCGCAAATCGGGCATTCAGGAATAATTTTGTTCCATACTTTATTTGCTGTCATCGTTGCAAATCGAGTGTCGAGGACATCTATATCCGTTCCACACAAATCACAAGAGAATTTTATGCTCCTCCGAATATCATCGCTTATCCTCATGGATAACGTATCGTCAACTTCTTCGCTGTTCAATAGTGCCATTGTTATCCTCCATCAAATCGTACCGATGCTCTGACAGCCTTGCAGCGTCCTGCAACCGTGCGATTGCAAGCTGTTCCTTGTCCATTAGCTCCACCTTTCTCTCAGCTCTTTTTCGACCTGTTCTGACTTTGCGGTGATGTAATCCGCAAACTCGTCAGGGGTCATGTCCTCGTTTTTGAATTGCCCAACCATCTCCCAGTATCTGTCACCGTCCCATCGGCTGGTATCGGTTTAGGCAGCGTGAGTTATTGCAAAATCGCTCGCTTCCGATGATGCGCAGCGGCTTCCCGCAGTAGGGGCAGAAGTCCGGGAGCTGCTGTGGCGTGGCAAATTCCATGTCTGCCTTTGACGCACCGGTTTGCATCAGCTTAATCACGCAGTAAGCGGAACCCGGCTGCGCTGCCGCAATGCAGCTCTGACGTGCTGGGCATTTTGAGCAATCGTACATCGTCACTCCTCCATTTTTGCGCCACAGTAAGGGCAGAACTTCATTCCGTTTTCCTTCGGCGTGCCCTCATACATAACAGAAGAATCTTTGCACCGAGAGCACGTCCAAATAACAGCGTCTCCGTTATAATCTTCCTCGTTCACCCAATGCGCCACCGGTCTCAGCGTTTCCGGGTCGATGGTAGGGGCGTTTTCAATATTTTTCTTCATGAGAGCAATACCGTCTCGCCAAGCATCGGCTTCTTTTTCACTGTATTGCTTGATTGACCAATTATTTCGGTCAAGTATCGCATTTGCATCAATCAATCGTTTATCGCTCACTTCTGTTCTCCTTTCAGCCAGTCGTTCAGCTTTGCCATGCAAGAGGGACAAAGAAGAATGCCCCACCCTTCTTCCCCGTCAATTATTGGCCGAACTTCAATTTTCCTATTCATTTTGTTCCATTCTTCAAGCGTAAACGTTTCGCCACACCTATCGCATACCATTGTCATTTTCGTTCTCCAATCTTTCCAGCAGCCCATCCACGTCATACCGCCAATGGACACGTAGCCTTTTTGCTTTGACCTCTATCCCCTCGTGCTCTGCCCACTGCCAAGGGATGCTCTTGCGGCTCTCGTTGTATCGGAACGCCAAAACCTTGTTGGCAGGGATTGCAAAGGTGCGGTTGACTGCCCGGTAATTGACTATCACATGGGCGGTCTGACCGCTGTACCCCATTGCATCCACCATGTCAGTGATGTGCTTTTCCTTGCGGTATTTGCACTTTGCCTTGTCGTACTTGCCGAACACCTTTTCCAGAGGGATAGAGGGCGTTTCGATGGTTTTCAGCTCAAACAGGTGGTTCATCGGGTAACGGTACACAAGGAAGTCGCAGATGTTGTCGATGGAAAAGGACAGGTTCTCGTTGCCGCCGTAGTAGGTGGCAGCACTGTCTTTCAGTCGGTAGCACCACGCATCGGGTGGAACAGATGCCTTGAAATCTGCTTCAAACTGCTTGCCGGTGTTCATGTGTTGTCCTCGATTTTTTTGGCTTCTCTGATACGTAGCCGAGCAAGTTCGCTATTTGCATATTGCAGTTGCCAGCTACCAAACCAGCCTTTGTGAACAAGTTTTCCGGCGCAGTAAACAAACTCCTGCTTCATCAATTCATCAAGTGAAATGATGTAACCGCCCGGCTTATACTTTCTTTTGCTCATCCTCGCTCACCTCTAAATTCACTTCCGAGAAACCGCTTCTTGCCACGTTCCCGGTGCTTGTCCTCGTAATTGCGGTGGTACACGCTCTGGCTGTGGTTAAGCTCATGCACGAATGCCTTGCGCTCCTCGAAGTCTTTTTTTCTCTGCCTTGTACTTCTCGCAAGTGTCGTGGCAAGCTGTGTGGCGTGATGTGCAGTTGAGACAACAAGTAATCATTCTTCGCCGAATCTCCTTTTTGTAACGGCAATGGGAAACTCTTCGATTTCGGAAGCCCATCGTGCCGTACCGTTTCCATAGGTCTTTTGCCAGACAAGTGGGAAGCCGCCTATGCCATCGAACAAACTGCCCAACATGGCATTTGTACTTAAATAGGGCTTCATCTTCTGTGCAATCCAGAACCACTGCGGTAGAGCAATGCTGTTTCCGAGTGCCTTGTAACGTGGACTGTCAGCATACTTATGCTTCTTGCCTTTGCTATCCACCCATTCGCCGATGTCCGTCCATCCATCAGGGAAACCCTGTAACCGTTCGCATTCAACAGGCGTAAGGCGGCGCACAATCCAACGGATGGCTTTCTCTGCAACCAGGCATTCGCTACCATTTCCAATGTTCCCCGCTTTCGCTTTCAAGGTTGAGCATTTGTCGCTTTCCTTGTAGTGACTGAAAGACTGTTCGTTAAAGGTCTTGCGTTCGATAGCAATAGCCGTGTAGTCTGTGATTCTGTTTTCGTGGTCGCCTGTAATGGTCGGTACGATTTTCCCATCGCCGTTTCCACGAGCATCATAAACAACAGGCTGAAATAATGTCTGGTCTTGGAGTGTTGAAAGCGTTGCGCTTTTTTCGGTTTGTACCAGCGCACCTTTACCACCACCGGCGCATCCACTACGGATTTTCAGGGTATAGGAATTGCCCGCCCTATCACGTCCATAAGGGCTTGCCTGAGAACTTCCGGAAGTGGTTTCCCACGCCTTGATGCTCTCGTCAGGATTCCCCGACACGCCCGTGCGCTCAAATAATATCTCTGCGGCACGTTGTCCTCCAAAATCCACGACAAGAGCGATTCTCTTTCGGCGTTGGGGAACTCCCCAATATTGAGCATCGAGCTGTCGCCATGCCAAAGACCATCCGTTTCCAGCGATTGCTCCGGCTTTGCTCCATCTGCCCCCCCTACCCGAAGGTCGAGGAATTGAAACGTCTGGTTGTTCCACGCGGGCAAGTTCTTCCAGCACGGCTCTGAAATCTTCTCCTCCGTTGGAACTGAATGCTCCGGGCACGTTCTCCCAAATAGCGAAAGTTGGATGCAATCCATTTGTGCTTGACCTCATTTCTTTTATGATTCGAACTACTTCCATGAACAACCCGGAGCGTTCTCCGGCAAGTCCCGCCCTGCGTCCTGCAATGGACAAATCCTGGCATGGGCTACCAAACGTGATACAATCCACAGGCTCTATCTGGTCGCCGTGAATCTTTGTAATGTCGCCCAAGTGCTTCATCTTTCCAAACGCCCGTCCAGCCAGATAGCGCAGCTCTTATATAAGGTAGGCGGTCAGGACTTTGCCGAAGCGAAAGCCTTGCTCATATCAGTGATAATGTCATATCGGTCTTGATATTTGCTGTACACAGTCGTTCCAGTTCCAAGACCAATCTGCGTCTGGTTGATGGAAGCAGGAACTATGTAAATGCTTTCCTTCTCTTCGTTTTTTGCGATCAGAAAATAAACATCGCAAGTAGGGAATCGTTTTTCAAGATTGAACGAATAGCAAAAACTCTTGTTTGCCCTGCTCGGTCTCGCTGTTTTCACATCAACCTTAACGCTTCCATTAACATAAAGGTCGTAAGCATATCTGGTTGTCATCCGTTCAACGGAAAATCCGTGTTCTTCCAGCAATTTTATTGCAAGTTCTTCTCCGTATTTTCCAAACTGAGCTTCGCTTTCCTTCATCTCGATTTTGAGAAGTTCAGCCACCTTGTAGTAGCCACCCGGAAACCGCTTGATGGCATTTGTTACCTTGTTGTTACCGTAGTACCCGCTCAATTCACTTCTTGATGGCATTCTGGTTAAACCAGTGGCAGACATACAGGCTTTCACATACAGCAAGATTTTATCTTGCGTCCAATGCGTTTTTTGTTCCCGATTCATGCGCATCTCCAATCAGAAGTGCAACGAACCATCATCGTCAATCACAGAGAAGTCATCCGTGTTGCCCTGAGAGTAGTTCTGCGGTGCATCCTGCGCCCGATCGGCGGGTTTGCTGTCAGACTTGCCACCGCAGAAGTCAACCTTGTTCGCCATGATTTCCGTTGCAGTGCGGTTGTTTCCCTGCTTGTCGGTATACTTCCGGGTCTGGATGCTGCCAGTCACCAGAATCAGGCTACCCTTCTGGAACCACTTGGAAACGAACAGTGCCGTATTACCAAATGCGGTGCAGTTGAAGAAGTCTGTTTCCTTCTGTCCGCCACTCTGACGGTCGCAAGCAATGCTGAATGCGCAAACATCCTTGCCGGATTTTGTGACCTTAGCTTCAGGCGTGTGAACCAGACGACCCTGAATTGCGATAGAGTTAAGCATTGTTTAGCCCTCCTTCGGCTGTTTCTGGGCACAGTCCCAACACAGGACACGCCCAAAGCGTTTCTTCGTGCTTCTTGCAGTTTCCAGCGGAGTGACTGTGCGGTTGTTGTACTGAATAGGCTGCAACTGCTTTCCGCAGCAAGCGCATGGGGGGATGGTTTCCGCTTCCGTTTGCTTCTGCGCAGGCTTGTTTGCCCTGCTTGTGGTCTGCTTCTGGTACTCGTCCGTGTCAGCGTCCTTCGTATCGTCAATGCAGAACAGACCGTTCAGAGCGTACTTTCTAGCGTAGCTGCTTGCAGTACCGGTAAGTTGGGAATCTGACATACCAGATTGCTGCTTTGGCTCTCTGGCGTATGCCGTGTTAGATATTTTGTCTCCGGTCTCCGAATCGTAGATTGTTGCAGTCGCTTTGATATAGTGGTACTCACCACTCTGTACAGGCTCGTCTTCAAGAACAAGACAGGCTCCGTATTTCGCAAGGAGGGGTTTTACTGCTTCCAGAATGTCTTCGCAACTGCGGTAATTGTACTTACCAAAAGAATTGCGCTGGCTTTTTGGGGCTTTCAGCTCGCCTTGAATTTTGGAAAGCTTCACAAGTGTTTCCATATTTCTCCTTCCATAAAGCATCTTTTGCTTTCTTAGCTTCTTCTATGGTTTTGAATCGGTATGTTTTGCCGCTAAAGTGGAACGAATATCTGCGTTTCAAACCTTTCGTTGAACGGTCTTCGTAGATTCCGTACTCGCCAGTTAAAGTGTTTCTGGCCTGAACAGTATTTGCAACATTATCAGCTTGGGTTACGCAGCGAAGATTCTCAATCCTGTTGTCTGCCCTGATTCCATTGATATGATCGATTACTCCAATAGGCATTAGCCCATAATGAAGTGCGTACACAAGGCGGTGTGCTTTGTATTGTTTTCCTTTGATTTTTACAATCAAATACCCGTCTTTATCGTAGCTTCCTGCACTGTTTTTCCTGTCTTTTCTGTGTAACGTACCGCCAGAATCAACGTAAAACCATTTGCAAAGATACTCGACAAGTTCCTTATCGGTCATGGAATCGTCCTCCTTTCTTCGGCTTTATTAGGCTTGATTGCTCTTACTTTGGCTTAATACGGCTGTACAAAATCAATCTCCCCAGCACACGGAATCCGCTTCATCTGGCCGCTGCCATTCAGGCTCTTCGTCCGTCCTGGGAGCGAAGTAGTAGTCATCGGGCGGCTCAACCACGCCACCAAACCGATCAAAACAACCGGAACAATCGTACATTTCGTTCATACCGTGCCTCCAAGTTTCAGGATTTTTGCCTTCATCTCTTCCACAAGGGCTTCCAACTGAGATATGATATATTTCATCTTGCTGAAACTCCTCGTTACGGAGTCCCACTGATCCATATCTATTTCGACTGTATTCCATGTATGGCCGCAGTTCTCGCAGAGTCTCCGTCGGATGATGTTGTCTTCACATGATGTGCTGCGATAGATTTTGATTTTCTCGCTTCCGCATGTCGGGCACTTCACTTGGCATCCCTCCACTCGTTTGTGTGATGCGGGATGCGCTTGATTTTTCGGCTCTCTTGCTCCATGCGCTCGTTTTCGGCGCTTACGCCAATTGCGGCCAAAATAAGAGCTGCAAAAAGCATCGCCAGAGCAAGGAAGGCGTATCCAAGCATCGCCCATCCGTTTGCCGCGCCATCAATAGCATTTCCGCACCCAAGAGCTACGATAGCAAGCGAAATGCTCATACAGCACAGCACCGTGCCTTTAACTGTTTTCATCTCTCTTCACCTCTTTCAAAATAATGTCAAATCCGTTCGGCTTTTTCTCGTTGATGACTATTTTTGCATTTAACGCCTTTGCGATTTTTAGAAGCGTATCGACCCGAACGGAACTTTTCTGCTTCTTTCGCTTGCCCAAGATGCTGTAAATCGTCGGTCTTGATATCCCAGATCTACGGCTGAGGTCGTTGATGTTGAAGTACCTGACCCTCATTGCATCTTCCAGCGTCATGCCTTTTTACCGACGCCGAAAATCCAGCAGGTGGCCATCAGAGCGCCAACACCTATGATGTACCATGTCGCCTTAGCTCCGACCAAAAGCTCAATATGATGCACAAGCCAGAAGTTCAACAGGAACGTTGCCAGAATCAATGCCAGGACGATGCCCCAGATCAGGGCGATTTCCACAAGTGCTTTCATTTTTCTCCTTTCGCTTGTTGATATGTTCCAGCCGCTCCTTCTCACGGCTGTGCCAGCGGATTTCCCGCTGACCGTAATATTTACCGTTCATCAGGCGGCTCCACCTTCCCCTGACTAAGCAACGTGCTGTAATGCCCATAGTTCATTCCGAGCGACTTTGCTTTGTCGTTTATTTGCTTGATGCTGTATCTAGGTGGAGTCGGCCTTTGCCTTTCTGGCAGCTTGAATTGATATCCAGCCGGTGCGCATGACCTTTCGACCTTTCTAGCACAATCTTTGTGATACTTTTGATCTGGTGTTTTCTTTACCATCGCCTTACCGCACCACGCACAGAGACCCATCACTCGTTCGGTTTTGCCATTCCGACGTCTCCATTTCGCTTGTTGTTCAAGCTGGACATTGTGCGCACATACGACGCAATACTTCTGGTTTGCGTTCGGAGCTTCAAGAAACGCTCCACAGCGGACGCAGAATTTATTCATCGCGCTCACCGTCTTTCTCTCTGGCTTCCCGGTTGTGCCTTTCAAAGCACTGGTTCAGCATCTTTTCCATCCAGAACACCTTGTTGGCATCGTTTCGGGATACTCCAGCAGCCATTGCCAGCTTCAGTCTGCGTTTGCGGCTTTGCGCCCTGCGAAAATTCGTCACCAGCACTCACCAACCTTCTTGGTGATGAACTCAGGCACGTTCCTGCCGGTAGTCCGGCACAGGCAGACGCACTTAGCAATCCAAATATCAAAAAAAGCAGAAGGGATGCAGCACGTTGCATTTCTCTTAAAGCTTTCATTATCCGGTTTACTAAGCCAAACAGAAACCGCCTTGTAGTCATACGCTTCCGTGACTCTGCACCATTCGATGCTATACCCATCCAAACACAGTCGGTTCATAATACGCATTGCCATAAGCTTTGCTTCGATGAGGTCCGCTTCTGTCCACTTCAGCTTGTCCGCCTCGTAGGCCTTTGTCGCTTCGTTAATGGCGTGGTGCGCTTCTTCCGGGTATTCAAGGTCAACCTTTAAGGTGATGATCTGTTCCATGTTCATCCCTCCACTTTCCTGCTCTTCTCCGTCTTTAAGAAGAGATTAACGAAATAGACCTGACCGATACCCGTCACCTTCGGGGTCTTATTGATAGAAGTGTGCCCATCGGAATGTGCAATGGATGTTTCCTTGATTTCAAACAGGCGAAGTTCCATAGACTTCTGCGTTGGCATATTGTAGTCTGTCCGCTTTCTTTCCTTAATCAGGTATCCGTTCTCACGCATCCATGAGAACAAGCGGTTCTGCCCCATCTGGATGCCGTTCTGTGACAGCAGCTTTGCCATTTCACCAACAAGAATGCTTTGGTTGCTTGCGCTCACAGCGTCAGCGAAAAGCGCTTTCGGCTTCATGGTTTCAATCTGCTTGTCCTTCTCTTCCAGCTCTTCGTGCGCCGCAATCAGCGCAGTTGCAAGGAGTTGTGAACGAGTGAGCTGCGGCTGTTCAGCCAGCTTCTTTTCCATTTCGTTGAACGCTGCAATGTACTTGAGCTTCCACTCAAGAGCCGCCTTTCCGGTAAAGCCCATAGCCAGCAGGGTGAAACCGTCACGGTTCATCAGGTAAGCCCTCTGTTCCCTGCCGTAGCTATCCGGCACGGTGGTTTCAAAGAACATCTGCGCAAAATTGCGCACATCTTCTTTGAGGTTGTCCACAGCTCTAAGAACGTCACGGTGGTTCTTTTCAAAGCTCTCAGCAATCTGACGACTGGATGCTACCGGTTCGCCGTTCTGGGTCGATAATATAATGTCGGTCATTTTTTCTCCTTTTTTACTCTTCCGAACCTTGAATATTCAGAATCCGGCAGATGCTTTGGACGATTTTGTCCGGTTTCCGCTCTCCGCGAAGAATCTTGTAGAGGTACGAATCGTCAAAGAACAGTCCTGTGTCATCCCTGACAGCCTGAATCAGTTCCGTTTGCTTCATACCTCGCTGAAGCAGCTTCATCTTTACTTCAAGCCCAAAATCAGACCAGAAGTTTTCTTTCAAAATTCCACCTCCATTTGCTAAAATCTATTGACAAGTACGGAAATCTGTACTAATATAATGGTGTAGAGAGTTCATATTGTACAGTGTTCTGTACTGCCCATGTCTGTATTATAGTACAGGCTTCTGTACAAGTCAACTCTTTTGTACAAAATTCTGTGCATTTGTATACTTGCACAAATATGGGAGTGTTCTTATGTCGGACTTGTACAGCAACATCCACGCACTCTGCGAAAAAGAGGGCATCAAAGACGGAACCCTTTGTGCCAACATCGGGATTCGCCGTAGTTTTCTTTCCGAGTTAAAAGCCGGGAGAACCAAGAGCCTGTCCGCAGAGGTTCTTTCTAAAATTGCAGCCTACTTCAACGTATCGGTAGACTACCTTCTCACTGGCGAACAAAAAGAAAACCCGCCCCAGCAGCCGCAAAGCGAAATTGATGCAGCAGTGGAGCGGATTAGAAGAAAACTTGAATCCATGCCGAAAGAACAGCGTGAAGCTCTGATGAACCTGATTGAGAAGATGTGAGGAAACGGTTCTGACCCGGTAAAATAAAAACCCCTTGTGCCGGGCTGGTGTAGCTCTGTGCAAGGGGTTTTCTGTTATTCCAGGTCTAAGGCTTGTTCCGCTGCCGGAATCTTATCAGGGTGTTCCAACAGCCATGCGATAAATCGGTCAATCTTAGCTCTTTCTTGTTCACTCATTGTGGCATATCCTCCCGATCGGTAAGTTCGGATGTTCATTTGATATGATTATACATCTTTCAGTTGTATAGTCAATACAATTTTAACAACTTCGTAAAAATCGAATGTTTTCTTCACATCCGTTACTTTACATCGGGGAAGCCACGAGCGTTCAAGTCAAAAGGGACAACGCCTATCCATCTTTCCTCCAATCACAGCTCTACGAGCTGCCCGTCAATGCGTTCGATGCTATCTCCCGGGTCGCGCCCATCGTCTAAGGCGGCTACGGCACGTTCCAAGATGCCTTTTGCTTCGAGGTAAGCATCTTTATCAGCTTCGTACCCAGAAAGGCTCAGGACAAGCTCCAGCGTCCGTCTACGAGCGTATGGAATAATCAGAGCATCTACGGTTCGGTTCATTAGCTTTCCTCCCATGGTTCAGGTGTGTGCGGTTGCCCATCGGGAACGCTGGCGGGCATTCCATCGATGATCGGCATACGTTCATGGTTCCAGATTACAGTTTCTTTCATTTTGTGTTTCCTTTCTATTTGGAATTTTTTGACAATACAGTTATAACATAGGCTGCTGTTGGTTCTCCATAGCAGCTTTTTCCATTTTTTGGCTTGTCGAATCCGGCAGTTTTGTAGAATTTTGTTGAAAGGGCGTGAATTTATGGATGAATATTTGTTAAGAACTTCAAGGGCATTGGAAATGGCACGAATGCGTTCCGGTCTGAGTCAGCAGAAATTGGCGGCACAGATGGGCGTTAATCGTGGTACGATTGCCAACTGGGAGCAAGGTCTGGCAGCCATCTCCCTGCCAATGGCTATGCGCTGGTTCACCTGCTGCGGCGTATCGGTGGCTCGGTACATGGACGCTTGCATTCATCCGGGGCTGCTGGAGCATCTGGAGGACGACCTTTCCGGCATGGAAAAGCGTCAGATTCTCATAGATGCCATGATGGAGTGTTCTTCCTACGAGATAGATGCCTTGTTGTATATGCGGTACGGAGATCACGGTTCAGACCACATTGGTGTGCTGACGGAGGTTCTGGCAAACCTTCACACGCCGTTGAAGGACAGGGTCTCTGTCTGCCGGATGGTATCGGGCAACTATGAAATAGCGCAGGCTACCGGGACAGACCCAGACCCGAACGGAACCACCCCGAAGATGGAGATTCTCTATCAGGCGCAAGATGCCGGAACGGAAGCTGCTATGAAGTCCAACGATTCTTATACCGTGAACCCGAATAATATAATCGGCTGATTGTCGAATTATCGCAGTTTTTGAAGAACATTTTGTCCACGTTCATCCACTTTTTGTACACCTATCGGGCAAATTCGCCTTGTCATTCCGTCCCCCATAGACTGCAAATCGACAACATTCGCGCGGAATAAATAACGAATTATCGTCAATCTATTGCTTGCGATTGAGTGGTTCGTCAATCCGTCCCCCATTGTGCAGATTAGGTATACCTTTCCATCCACTTCTTGTACACCTATCCACAATCCGTCCACGTTTGGTATACCTAACGTTGAACCGTGTCTACCATTGGAATCTACCGTTCTTGTCTTATTTAGCAATGGCTTTTGATACTGTTTTCAACAAAGAAAAAAAGAAAAGAAAAGTTTTTGTGGAAAATTCTACTACTTCCTATTAGTAGAAGATATTTTAATATCTTGTTTTAACTCTTGTTTTATATATAGTAAGAACGTGGACAAAAAATGGATGAACGAGGACGGATTGTGGACGAACGAGGACAAAATATTCCACAAACGAGGACGAATTGTGGATGAACGTGGACGTTATGTATTGACTCGTCCTCGTAACGGTGGTATAATAGCTGTGGAAATCAAATCGGAAAGGAAGTGTTGAAGTGTCAGACATCAAAGGAGGCAATCTGATTGAGAAAAGCCGACCTCTTGTATGGGCGAAATTCAGGGACTACACGGCTGGCGAACTTCGTCTGTTGGAAGTCTACTTGTCAAGAATCAACCCTCGTGACCCTGAAACGTCAGCAGTCAGATTCACGTTGAAAGAATACTGTGATTTTCTGGACATCAAAATTAACTCAAGGAATTTGAAAGCGCAGGTCAAGCACTTTGTTAGCAACTCTGTGGAAGTTCCTAGAGGTGATAAGGCTGGTTCTTATGACATCTATCCCCTGTTTGACCAAGCGTCTGTCGAATTTGATTACAAGTTAGCTAATTTCTTTATCACGCTTAGCTGCAATCCGAAACTGCGTCCTGTTTTCTTCGACATCGCCGAAAAAGGATACGTTAGATATCGTCTGCGGTACACGGCAAGTATGAAATCGCAGTACAGTATTCTCTTGTATTCAATCTTGCGTGACATGATAGGTCGAGGAATAAAAACGCCTGAAATTACAGTTGAGAAGCTAAGAGAACAGTTAGGAGCGAACGAACCGAGCTACAACGAATATCGGTATTTGCGAAAGCGAGTTCTTGATGTGGCGGTAAAGGAAATCAATGAACTGTCTGACTTGCAGGTCGATTATGAGCGTGTCATCATTGGACATAAGGTTGTATCAGTGAAGTTTAACGTGCATCAGCACACAGAGCCGGTCATAGATGCCGAATCAAGCGAGGTTAGCGGTTCGTCCTTGAAAGATGTTCCTGAAGACCAAAGGCCTGTTAAAAAGGCTCGCAGAGGTGCGTATGAAGATGTTGACTGGGCATCCATTGCTCCAAGACTTACGGAAAAGCAGTGCATCGAGATTGCAAAGTCCGTTGCAAAGCGCATCAAGGAAAAATACCCAAACATAAAACAGAACAAAAAGAAAGAAGCAGTTGTAAATATCGTCGAGAACGCTTATCGAATCATTATTGTCGATGGTGAAGCGGAGCGAAAAGAACCGTTGAAGAATCCGGGGGGGTACTTGTTCAAGACGATTGAAAAGACAGACCTTGATGATTATGCTACATTTGACGATAGCTTCTTGAAGTAGTCATACACAGTAAATAAAGAAAGAGGGACAAAATGGCAAAAATTATAGCTGTTGCTAACCAGAAGGGCGGCACAGGAAAGACCACAACAAGCACCTGTCTGACTGGTGCGTTGCAGTTGCTTGGCAAGAAAGTTCTGCTTGTGGACTGCGATGCCCAGTGCAACGCAACGGACACCTACGGTGCACAGACAGAGGACGTATGCACCCTGTTTGACGTGATGACCCGGCAAGGTACGGTCGAAGAAGGAATCCAGCACTGCGAAGCCGGTGACATTCTGCCGTCAGACAACGCATTGAAGGACATTGACGAGCAGCTTGTTCGGGACATAGGCAAGAACTTCCGGCTGCGTGAAGCGCTGGAACCCGTGTCTGCACAGTACGATTACATTGTTTTGGACACTCCCCCGCAGCTTGGTCTTGCACTTGTGAACGCTCTGATCGCCGCCAACAGCATCATCGTACCCATTACAGCAGACCGCTATGCGCTTGCCGGACTGAGCCAGCTTTCGCAGACCATCGGTGATGTTCACAGATACTTCAACCCGACCTTGAAGATTGAAGGTCTGCTTCTGAACCAGTACAAGAGCCGTGAGAATCTGTCCAAAGAGGTGGTGGAGCAGCTTCCTGTGATTGCACAGAGCATGGGAACAAAGCTGCTTGACGTGAAGATTAGACCGTCTATGGGCGTTCGTAAGGCACAGGCGGAGCGGCACAGCCTGTTTAGCGGTGACACGGCAAAGAGCACCAGCGCAGAGGACTTCAAAGAGCTGGCAAAGAAGATTGTAGAGGGGGATAAAAATGCGACTGATTGATTCTGATGAACTTGTAAATTACTGTTTGCAGAACCAAGCCAACAACGCAAGAATTCGTAGCGAAACGGCAAGCGTATGTGATGTTTTAGAAAGCGTAATTTGCCATATAAGACTGATGGATGAAATCCAGCCGAAAGAAACAGCAAAGTGGGAAGTTCATCATCGAGTGGACGAAGATGGAGTGCATTGGGATTGGCTCGAATGCTCAAACTGCCATTATAAAATTGCACGTTACCCGAAAATGTACCGTGAGACAAGATTTTGCGCTTGTTGCGGATCAAAGATGGAGGATGAAGAAGAATGAAATCAACCAGCAAAAAATCCTCTGGCTTGCTTGGCGGGTTTGATTTTCAGCCTATTTTTTCGGAACAAACATTAAGCCGAAGTGAGCCAAAGGAAGAAGAAGTAAGCCAAACAAAGCCAAATAACGCCGAACGAGAGCCAATTAAGCCCAGTGAAGCCGTAAACAGCCATGCACAGCCAAGTGATGCTGAATTAAGCAATATTAAGCCAAAGCAAGCCAAAGACAGCGAAAGACAGCCAAATGATGCTGTATTAGGCAGAGGTAAGCCGAAGAAGCTGAAACAGGCAAAGGAAACGAAACGGCTGATTGAACAGGGCAATATTCCCGGCGCACTAGCCGAAGCTGGCTTGACAAAGAAAAAAATCCCGATGCCGGAATCGCATCAGGGTGTTGCAAGCGGTGACGGCAAGCGGTCTAAGCGCATTACCATCCTTATGAGCGAGGAGGAACGCAAGTACATCAACCGTGAAGCCAGACGGCACGGAATGACCATCGGGCAGTTTGTGTACGCTCTGGCTGCTGCGGCGGCAGATGGGAAGATTGAACTGGAAGATTTCTTGGAGGAATAAAGGGCAAGATTTAAGTGTAAAAGAAAAATGGAAAGAAAATGGATTAACACATTGACATTTGGCTACACAACTGATCCGAAGAACATTTGCAAGCTCGGTATCGTAGATTGAGAGGAAATCTGAAGATGAATAACACTCGTAGAAAAGCCATTAAGCAGACCATTGACCGTTTTGATTCCATCCGTGAAAAGCTGGAAGAGCTTGTGGCAGAGGTCGAAAGTGTAAAATCCGATGTTAAGGACATCCAGTGGGAAGAAGAAGAGTATCGTGACAATATGCCTGAGAACCTACAAGGCAGTGAGCGGTATGACAAAGCGGATGATGCTTGCACGAATCTGTCTGATGCTGTGGATGCTCTGGACGATATGATTGGTGCTCTGGACTTTGATTTTGGTGATGTAACTACTTCTCTGGAAAAGGCGATGGAGTGATTGCGGTTGCGAACCCGTTGAGAAGAAGTGCGTGGACTGTATTTCTATATAGAGAATGAGGGTGAAGAGATTATGCGCACATACAAGCCACACAAGCACAGAAGCAAAGAGGAACAAGCTCCTTCTGTAGATACCGTTGCGGTCATTCGGTGTAAGAACTGTGATTTATGGAACACATGGGACAAACAAGGAGAACTGTGTAGTTGTGCTCACTTCACGTTAGATGATTCCAGCCCTGCGTATACAAAACCTGATGATTTCTGTAGTTATGCAGAGCAACGATAAAAGCTGAGTTCTAGGAGGATTGACGTATGATTGTTTATAGACCACATCGTGGTTCTTTGGAAGATGCCATGAAAGAAGTAAAAACATTTGACAACTGGTATCAGATGACACATTATATTGCAAATAATTGGAATTTGGCGGTTGGCAAGAAAGTGATAGACCCTGATGATATTGTTATGGACGATAAACCGGTCAATGATGACCGTGTTGGTTGGAAAGACGTTCACATGGTTTTGGCAACTCGTATTGGGAATGACAACTTTATGGAAAAATACGGAAACTCGCAGTGCATCGGGTATTGCACTTACGATGTCTCAAGTGTCAAAAAATACTTAACACCGAAAGAAGTAGGGAGCGAAAACTTTTATTGGGTCAAAATCCAGTACGATGATGACAAAAAATGCAGACACTTTCAAGCTCCGTTCGTCTTGTTTGCAAACAGCAAGGAAGAAGCAAAAGCAAGAATCGAGCGAGAGGTCCCCGGCAAGTTTTCCATTATCAGTGTGGTAGAACTCGACAAGAGCCTTGTAATTACCCCGCAAGATTTGTTTGACATGAGGTCAAAATCAACGCTTTGGGAATAAAAGAAATCCTGTGTAAATTTGAAACGCTGTATATTAAAGAATTACTCAGCCGATAAAAGCTAAGATTTAGGAGGGTTCGTAATGAAAAAAGCGAATGGTAGATATATGCAAACAGAATGCGACCGTTGCGGGTTCGCTGTTCATATAGACGACACAAATAGAGTTCTGCTTCATGGATGGGGCTGGAGGAAAGATACAGGCGACCTTTGTCCAGATTGCTATGCAGAGTACAAGAAGATGGTGCTTGAATTCAATGCGGCAAAACGTCGCGTCATCCGATAAAAGCTGAGATTTAACGTATAGAAAAATCCCCCTGTGTAGTTTTTAACGACTACACAGGGGTTCTGTTTTACTTATCAGCAATGCAATCCCAGTAGAGATACGCCTTGCCGTCCACAGCATCAGTGTCATCAAGGAACGCCTTTGCCATGTCAGCGTAGAAGCCCGGAGTGTCAACGGACTGGCGCTTTGCGACCTGACAATAATCCGAGTACATCATGTTCATAACAGCCCAGAAATCGTTCGGGTCGCAGGTGATATTGCGCTGTTTGGCAACGTCCTGTGTCTGTTCCAGCGTCCAGTGACAGCCCTTCGTGCCGTCAGCATTTACCATGCTGTCACACCATTCCTCCGCTTCATCGTGGGTGAGGTGCTGGCGTGGCATCTTGATCGAGCGGCTGTCCGCGCCGCCACGCTCATACTGCCCAGAGTGCTTGTCCCAGTCACCGTTCCGCGAGAAGCCAATTTGCGGCATCTTGCGCCCGTATTCTACGTCAGGGTAGCGGGGGATAGGGTAGGGGTCGATGTAGCGGTTTTCCTCCTGCGGATAGTAAGGATAACGGTCGTTGCCGTCCTCCAACTTACGCAGACGGCGTTCCAGATCACGCTCCCTGCGGTCACGCTCTTCCTCAAGGCGGTCACGTTCCGGCTCACGGTCTTTGTCGTGGTCACGGAGCATCATCATGCGGCGAAAATTAGTCTTGCCCATAATTTACACCTCCTCAAGAAATGGATGCAGGCGCACCTGCGTGAGAGCGGCAGAAACAGCCCAGATATTTGAACGTGCCTGTGCCGGTAGCGGACGTTGCCACGCGGGTGGCGTAGCGGGTGCGGGTGTGGATGCTCTCGGCGGTTGCCTGAGCGCAGTTGCAGTCGGTCAGAGGGTATGCGGTCGTACCTGCGCCGATCGTAATGACCACAGGGGCGTTGATGGTGGTCGTGTCCGGCAAAGCCTGAGCAATGACCAGACAATATTTTTCTCCCGCTGCGTAAGAGCCAGCAGGAATATTGATGGTCAGCGTGTCATTGGCGAACGTGACTGCGTTCGAGATGACGAGGTGCGGGCACAGCCGGCAGCTTGTTTTGCAAGCCATAATGTTTTCCTCCTATAAAAATCAGGGGCAGAGGTGTCTCACCCCCGCCCCGATGGTTCACCCGGTTTTATCGGGGAGTTAAACTGTCCTTAGTAGCACGCGTTCCCGCAGCAGTTGGTGGTTGCGTTGGGATTAGGTACAACATAGGCGGGCTGTGCGCGAGGATTGACCCGGTTCAGGATGGTATCGGTCTGCTGGGACATCACGGTGGTCAGAAGCGCATTCTGACGATCCTGAGAAGCGGCGAACTTCAAGCTCTGGTTCTCAGCGGTCAGAGTGGCGATCTTGTCCTGCGTGAAGTAGTCCATCATGCTGCGGAAGTTGGCGTTGCAGTTGTCCACGATGGCGCGGGCGTTGTCTGCGATAGCCTGCCGGGTGGCACAGTCTTCCGTTGCGATGGTGTACTTCAGGTCGCCGATCAGCTGCTTGTTCTCGCAGCAGCAAGATGCCAGCTGCGTGGCAAGTGCGGTCTGACCGGCCTGCCGAGCGTTGCCCTCCTGCATGATGGCAAGGTTGATAGCGTTGTCGCCGTTGGACACGCTGCGTTCCAGGCCGTTCACGAGCTGTGCGTTCTGGTAGCCGAGCTGACAGATGGCGCTGTTCACGCCAGCAAATCCATTTGCAATGTTGGCGTTGAGGCCATTGATCTGCGCCAGCTGGTCATAGCCCAGAGAGCAGATACCGCTCTGGATGCCCGCCAGAGAACGAGAGGTGTCCTGCTGGTAGAAGCCCTCCGACAAAGCCGCACGAGTATCTGCGCCGCCCTGACCGGTCGCACCGGTGCCCACCAGATAGGGGATGTAGCTGTTCATGCCGTTGTCACCACCGTTCCGACCGTAGCCGTTTGTGCCCCAGCCGAAGATGATGGCAAGGATGATAACCGCCCACAGACCTTCGTTGCCGAAAAATCCGCCGTTGTTATTACCGCCGTCCTGCCCAGCCAGATAGCCAGTTGCAAAATCGTCCATAACAAAACTCCTTTCAGTTTTGCGTTATGCTATCCCACCGCCGTGTGCGATGGGCGAAGCCAGATAAAAGCGGTTTTTATCAAGTCCGCAAAACTGAGAAGCGTTTCGCTTAGAGGGATGCTTTACCGGGGCAGCGTCAGGTTCAGGACGCTTGCCAGTTGGTTCAGGTCGATGCCACGCTCTTTGGCGAGGTTCTGCGCCATCGTTCGGAGTTGCGCTTCGCTTTTGCCCTGAATCAGGTTCAAGCCCTGCATGATAGGAGCATTCTGCCCGCTCAACTGCTGGATAAGCCCCATCGGGTTTTGCCCAGCGCGAGCCAGATTTGCAAGCTGCATGATAGGGCTGTGAGTAATCATGTCAAACGGAGAGGGCATTGTTATTCTCCTTTCTTCGCTGTGGCAGCGGGCTTAGAAAAGCTCTTCTGCCACTTTTCCAGCTCATCCAGACGGTGGACGAGGGCGTTATACTCTTCAATAGGCACATACTGCTGTGTCGGTGCAGCGGTCTGCTGTGCCTGTTGTGCTTGCATCTGCCTCCACGCTTCCGGGCTGTAAAACTCCTGCACATAGGATTCACAGGTGTCCGGGTTCAGCCGCTTGCAGTAGATCACGCCGCTCCGCAGGTCGGGGCAGTAAGTAGGTCTGCCGTACAGGTCAGACGGTATTGCCAAAAACTCCTCCCTGCTGGAAACAGGTCTACCCAGCAGCCAACCGCCATCCTGTGCCGACTGCTGAATAGGCTGCTGCCCATTCATCGGCTGCGGACGCTGCTGCTGTGCTTGCTGCATCTGCGTGTTCGGCAGGGGAGTGGAAAGCCCAACTGTGCCCATGCCGCCGTAAGGATTGACAGGTTGCTGCGGAACATAGGGCGCTCCAGGTGTCGGATAATAGCTCATAAAACATCCCTCCTTGTGCATCTAGTGTACTGCATCGGCAAAAAGCGAAGGACAACGAAGGTACAACGAAAGACAAAAAATCTTGGTTAAACCTTGCTTAAACTTGATTAGAGCTTGATTAGATCTTGATTACTGTGAGCAAAAAAAAGAAAAGCGCCCACACGGAAAAAACCGCATGAGCGCTTAACTGTTAAGGGCTTCACTTTAGAAGCAAGAATAAAATATCACGTTTTCGTTTGCACAGCAAGACTTTCGACAAAACCAGTGCAAATAGCACAAAAAGTTTATTGTTTTGTTCCGCTCTAGGATTGATTTTCAAAAATATTTTTGCAAATCAGAATCTTTTTTGCGCTTTTCTATTGCAAAAATGATTCTTTTGTGCTATAATTAAATCGCGGTAAGG